ATGAAACCCGCAGTACGCCCCGCAACCATCGAAGACGCCCAGGCATCGCGACACTCGAGCTGGATCAAATTGCTGGGGGCAAAGGTGGTGGCAAGCATCGACTGCCTTTACTCGGCTACCGAGGTGATCATGCTGGCTGACATGAGCGGCGGCATCTCAGGCTCGACATCACATTAAGCGTTGCCCGCTGAAGCTATTGCTCGGGGCCATCAGGCAAACTGTAGAACTTCCAAACGATCAGGACAGCTGCAATAAAAAAAGCGGCGAGCCCAAACGGAGCGTAGTCGGGATTGCCCAGCAGTCTCTCGCTCTTGACCAAGCCGGCACCTGCAAACAGAAAAACCAGTGCCAGTCTCAAGCGCCAGGACTTCAGCCTCTCTGAGGCTCTCATCAGCGCTCACTCCTTATAAGTCGCACGCCTATTACCCTCGTCAACGAATCTCGCCACCCCGGCGAGAGGCGGCGCCTTGATCCTCCACGAATCAGCGCATGCGTCACAATGGTGGCGCCGGCAATTTAGCAGCTGTCCGCCGCTTCCGATACTTTCGAGCCTTGAAATCACAGGTGGCACCACTGTCAAGTCAGCCAACGCTGAAAAACAAGCCTTTGCTCGCCCTTGGCGCAGTAGAAACCACCTTATGGGGCTTAGTAGTCGGCGAACCGGTAAGCCCTGTTAAAGCCCTCTATGCCGCAACTTAATAATCGAAGAAAACACCCTACTCGGTCAGAGTCTCGCCAACCTCGAATGCGGAAACGGCGCTCGAATATGCGGAAACAATTGGCTTTTCCGACCCACAAAGAAAACCCCGCAGACGTTAATCTGCGGGGTTTTCAATAATGGAGGCCGAGGTCGGAATCGAACCGGCGTAGACGGATTTGCAATCCGAAGAGCATTTCCTTTTATATAAACCACTTATATAAAATGCATTTCCGCAAACTTCGTGAATCACGCCCTCTGAAGCCCTTTGGAATCAAGCCCCTATTATTCAGTTTCGGAATTGATTTTCGCCCTTCCTCCGGCGTTCTGCCGAACTGCCATCAGCCCTTGCTGGCATCCTCCACCCACCAGATCACAACACTGACCCTCATTGAGCCCGCGCAGAACCGAGCAGCCATAGCCATGTCGGTCAGCGCAGCAGAACGCCCATCTGTATAGGTGATCATCCAGCCCACAAAGACTATGTGCCGATAAATTTCTTCCATGCTCCCCAGCCGCCCACCAACGGGTCAGGCTTCCTCATGAGGAAATTGAACTGATCAGCAGTCGTCGACGCGGGATAAAAGAGCTGAAATGTGGTTTGTGCAAAACTCAGGGATACCGGATCACGATACTTGCTCGTCTTCAGCACTCCAGGCCCGTATGTACCTGACTGAACCACAGCGGCAGATTCACCCTCTGGAAGATCACTGATCGCGGTTGCGAACGTGTAGCCCTGAAGCGCACTGCTGCGCCATTCAAAATCGTTCCCCGGTACGCCCAGATCATTGCCCTCGAAGACGTTCGTTTCGGGGACAAGAATATGCGTCCCAAGCACGCGAATAGAGGAGGTCGTTCGTCCGGTGAGATTCCGAGTCGTAATGCCCTGGATGGAAACATGGTCCGATGCCCCATCCACAAAGTAGATCGGCACGCCAAAAGATCCATCAGCCTTGCCGCAGTCGATGAATGTCTCACCAGGTCCGATGTACACATGACTCGCCGTCGACATCTGTATTGCGTAACCATCGCCGACGTCATTGCCTCGGCCTACCCGCGTATAATTGTTGTGAACGGTTTCAAAGTTGTAGACGCCGCCGTTGACGGCCAGCGCAACGAATAGTCCGGAGTCGATATCAGTGTATTCGTTGCCCTTATGCTTGACGCCGTGCGCGCCAACAATGACGCCGACGCGTCGGCAGTTATAGCCGCGATTGTCCGAGAACTCGAAGTCCAGTGCGGGAGTTGCAGGGCCGGCCGACAGGTTGGCAACGCTTGCACCAAAAAGTCCGCCTGTATTCGCACAGTTTCTGAATGAGTTTCGCCATGCCCGAATGTTGCCACTAGGTACCGTGAAGAACCAACCTCCCATCCCCAAATGGTTCGCGTTGTAGCAAACGACGCCGGAGGTGCCGCCGACGTTATCGAAGTCATTCTCGTACACGTAAATATCGCGTGTAGCCTCGAACGGCATCATCGGCTCCACGTCGACAGCGCCTGGCATATTCGAGCGGGTACAATTTCGCACCGTGTTCCGGGCGAAGTGCATGACACGACCGTCGACAACGCTCATCGCCTGACGGTTGTCGTTGTTGACCCCGTCGATTGTGTTGCCAATGACGTGGCAATCGTAATTGTGCCGCTCGGTAACCCCGCTCTCGCTACCGGAGCCAAAGAACACGGCATCGCCACGGAATCCAATCAGGTGGCAATTCAGAAGCCTGAAGCGCCGTGCTCCACTCACTGAAACCAGGTGTGCATGCTCCAAGAACCCCTCTTCAACCACTTGCCCTTTGAGAGCGAGATTCGTGACGACCACATCATTGATCGTTTTCGATACTGATAGCGAGTCAATGTGAATCAACCCAATCTGATCTGTGGCGTCACCGTTGGGCAGTAGCCAAGAAGGGGGTAGCACTTGCACAAGCTCGGACACTGGGCCCGCGCCTGACAGGATGATGCTATTGCACCGTGGAAACACAGGGTGGCACAGGTAAGACCCTGGAGGGATGAAGATGTGTTTCGCAGAATCCATTGCAGCTTGAAGAGCCGCAGCATTCTGCTCGGCAGAGTTTGTCGTCGCCAGGCCGAAATCGCTCGCATCGACACTCTGACCAAGGTAGGTCAGAAGATTCCCGTTCCGGTGCCCTGCCAGCTTCGGGTCATCGGTGATGTATTCACTATCAGTTGTAGGGACGGTCAATTTTTCTTCTCCATGAAATACAAAAACCACTCCAGGTACGGGTGCTGCGGAGTACGCTGCATGTTCCGCTAGCATGGAGCTGATCTCCAGTTGTACTAGTGTGTCGATTTATTGGGCCGAGCCGCGTCCGGCCCACCAAACCACACTAAATGGTATCTAAATTTGCATTGCACTGGCCTCTCCTCTCTTCCGTAATTTAATTGCACCGCACTGTCCACAACGAATCGAGCCTGGCCGTGTACGACTGGCTCATCATGTCCCACCTCGCTCCCCAGTCCGGAGCCAATGGCACGCTGGCGGCCCGCATCGTCCCCTTCCCATTTACCATTGATATCGTCCATGACCTGGATCAGGCGGTCGCTCTACCGGCACGCGGCGACGGCGGCCTCAAGCCGTTTTTCGTACCCGATGTGCTGCCGGCGCTCGGCGGCCAGGCCGCTCAGATTCTCATGGGCGGTCTGCAACTCGCTATCTTGTCCTGCTCATCATCCAGAAGAAGCCGGAAGTGGCCGGTGGCGATCCAGACACCGGCAAGCATACCCAGCAGGATCAACAGGCCGGCGCCGCTGAGGCACAGCGCCCAGGCGCTCATGGCAGCACCCGCAGCGCAAGGTCGTAGAACACTTTCCGCTCGGCTGCGCCGGCAGGGATGCGGCCCGGCTGCCCAGTGTTGATGATGCTGCCGATATCCTGAATCTTCCCGGCGTCGGCCAGCTCGTTCAGGCCGCGGGACTTCCACCACTAGCCCGCCGACTGTGCCGCATACTCTGCTTGCTCCAGCAACTCGGTCTCATCCAGTAACGTCTGCCCATGGCTTCGGCGGCGGCCCAGTACCGGGATTCGCGATCAGCCAAAACCCGGGCGAACAGGGAGATAGCCCTATCTCTCACACGTTTTCAACACAGCAAGGGAGTGGGGACTCCCCCCAGGGACAATCCGTGCCTGGGCGTGAGAAAGAACAAGGAAAAGCCGCGGGACTTCTACGCCAACGAAACCGTCTGGCAGGCGGTGTATATGGAGGCTCCAGAAGAGCTAAAGGATGCGATTAAGATCAACGATCTGAGCGACGCAAGCGTCCTGCTCGGCCACTCAAAAGAGAGAATCACCGAGCGCGTTTACCGCCGCGTCGGGGCCATTGCCAAGCCCTCAAAAGGCTGAAGCTTCGGAACTCCATGCCTTTAGTTTCGGAACTCTTGGCTTTTCCGACCCACAAAAGAAAAACCCCGCAGACGTTAATCTGCGGGGCTTTCAATAATGGAGGCCGAGGTCGGAATCGAACCGGCGTAGACGGATTTGCAATCCGCTGACATTGCCTGTGTTTTAGCGGTCTCCAGCCGCAACGCCCCGGAAACACTCGTATTTCCTTAATTTCTGTTCACTGCCATTCATGACCATTTGGGACATCCGCTGTCCCAGGATTGTCCCTGGTCAAGCCAGGCGACCAATCACCAGCACTTCCCTGTCTTCCGTCAATTCAGAGGGTGTACCTCCAGTCGATGTTGAGCGACGTGATTGCGTTGACGAAGGCGGTACTGCCCTGAATCACGACGTTGCGGTCGGTGCCGATGACGCACGGTACCAAAGCCCCCGCTTGGTCCAGCCCGAACACAGGTCGGTTAGCCGAAGGCGCGGCATTCGCCCGGACCTGGCAGAACGCAGCCGGCCCGCTGCCGGCGGCCTTGGTCAATGCGGCCGTGAATCGTCCGGAGCCATCGAACAAGCGCTCTGCGATCGCGGCTCCAGACCACAGCGAGGCTACTACAGCTGGTTTCTGGCCCCGGCCATAGGTCGATCCAATTGCAAGCGCCCCAACCGGGAAGTAGGCGTCAACGGGAATGCCAAGCGCCGCACAGATCGTGTGCGCCCAGATGGCGTGGCCGGCGGTGTTCATATGCAGGTTATCAGGCGAGTAGTAGATCGCTGCATCGGTAGTTCCAAGTACCGTCAGGTCAGTACGGACAAGTAGCATTCGCGGCCTTGTGGCGGCATATGCAACAAGGACGCTGACATACTCTTCATAGGTTGCCAGCGGCAGGACAAGGTTTGGTCTTGGCGGTACGGTTTGTACAAAGAAGTTTTCGCCATTAGTCAGGGCCGCGTCCCACGTCGAAAGCTCAGCATCGAGAGCCGCAATGAAAGCTGCCGGTGTGAGCTGCTTACCGACCGTTGCAATCATGTTGTTTGTCGCAAGGGCATTGAACACCAAGGTTGGGCCTGGGTATGCGTTGATGTGTGGTGCAATCGCGGCGACCCGAGCCGCAGTAGCGAAGTCAGAGAAACCCTGTGAACCCTCTGGAGCACACCAGATCAGTGGGCCCCATGTGTTTCCTAGTCGAATCGTTTGCCCGTGCTGATAGTAGATATCGCCTGACAGCACAGTGAACCGCACCACAGAGTCAGTACGAATGTAGTCCCCGCCCGCCGCCAGATTGATATCACCAGTACGGCCAGAGGCTCCAGCAGTTCCAGTGGCGGCCTGCTCACCATCAACGCTAACGCGCCAGGTCGCGCCCGCACTCAGCGTCGCGTCGAACCCGAAGTTAACGGTGGTTACTTCTCGCCCCGTGAACTCAACCCAGTCGCCCGCTTGCATATGAGCCAGGGTTCCACATGCACCACCGCTACCGTCCGGGTAGCTCACGAAACCGGCAGGAATCGATCCGCTCCAGCCGTTCGCCGACTCGACGAGCTCCTGATATGGGTTCATTAACGTCGCATAGCCAAAGCCGCGCTGCTTTCCGACTCCGCGATCAAAGTGATTCATGACTGAGCGCGACGTGCGCCCCATAGTGCCCCCATAGAATCCATCCGGCTGGCCGTTACCTGCCGATAGCGAATCGCCGAGCTCCAGAACCTTGCTGAAACCACGCCCACCGAAAAACTGACTGGTCGCACTCCCTCGGATAGGCACACCGAGACCGCTTCTGATGTTGTCGAGCGTCGTGCCGACATCACTGTCCTCGTAGCCGATACCATTGGCGCCGGTGCTGGCGGACAGATCCTGAACGACATGTGGTGAGCCATCGGGGAACTGGTAGAGAACGTTCGACGAGTTGTTGATTGGACCCTGGATCTGCGAGATCAGATCGCCCACGGATTTGTAGGTGGCTGCATCCTGGGCTTCGGTGGGGTCAGCAACGTTCGCAATGCGGTATCCCTTCGCGTCGTAGTAGTCCTTGCCGAACAGCCTGACAAGCGCGCGAGTGAACGTCGAAAAACCCTGCTGGATCAGCATGGTCAGGCGGTCGAGCGCGGTTTCCTGGGTCTCTGCTAGGTACTTCCCTTGGTTGCGCAGGTCGGTGGGTTGCACTGGGCTCATAGCTCGAGCAATCGTCAAGGAAGCGCCTGGGCTTGATAGAGCTGATGCGGCATAAGTAGAAGTAAGCGCCCCGCCTGATTGGTCACCGGTGCCGGTGATCGTGAACTGACTGGCCGTGAGTGTTTCCGTGGACCCGTCTACTTTGGTCAGTACCGCCTGAATGTCGGTTGACGAGAGGAACCGGAACGGAATTGGGAATACCGGGCCCCCGGTGACATACACGACTTCACTATCGATGGTCTCGACTGTCAATTTTCAATACTCCAGAAATGCGAAAGCCCCGCGAATAGCGAAGCTCTTCATGGGTGGCAGGCAGTTACTGAAGGGCCTCTTGCCCGGCCCGGTATGAGAAGGTCGGGGTTCCGGTGTTGTTCACGGTGCGTAGCCGGGCGTAGTAACCGGCAGGCACGTAGCCGGTGACGACACCGGTCTGGGGCTGCACGCCCTGGAGGGCGATCGCTAGGGTGTAGGTCTGGCCCAGGCCGTTGATCGCCAGGGTCTGCACGTTCGCGGTGAAGCCGCTGTCGCTGGCGATCTCCAGCACAACATCACCGTTCTGTCCGCCGGCGATGCTGGCGGTGACGGTGATCTGCACGCTGTAGCTGACCCATGCGTCGCGAGTGGCGCTGATCTGGAATGCGGTGTTCAGCGCTCGGGTCGCCGCCGACTGACTGCGGTTCGTGCCGGCGGTCACTCTACCCTGCGCGTCAGTAGTGACGTTCGCGTAGCTACCAGCCGTGCCGGTGTTCGGCATGCTGATAGTGCCGGTGGCCGTGATCGTGCCGCCGGACAAGCCGGCGCCGGCGGTGATGCTTGTTACCGTGCCAGTACCTGGGGCTGGCAACGTCGCCAGGCTGCCGTCGCCCCTGACGTACTGCACTGTGGTGCCGGACGGGGTAGCGAACTTGCCATCGAGCGCAGCCTGCAGTCCGGTCGTCTGGCTGATCGACAGTGCGGGAATCCTGGCCGCAGCCAGCGTGCCGGACACAATATCCCCGGCCGCATGCGTGTGCGCCGCCGGGGTGAAGCTGGCCGGGATACCGGAGAGGTCCGCATAAAGCCCGCTGAAAAGCGTCGGCTTGCCGGTGATATCAGCCCAAGCCTGCGGCAGCGCGACCAGCGCACCGGTACTGATCGCCAGTCCCTGGCCAATGGTCCAGTGCACCGGCAATACGGTCGAACCGTTGAATCCCATGACGCCGTCCTGAGTTCCTGGCGGCTTGGCTACCGTGCGCGGGATGCTACTAGTGTCGGTGGCGTTGCGCTGGCTGGTGACGATATCGTTGGCCGCGCCCAAGGCTAGAGCCGGCAGAAGAATCAGGGCGATAAGGAAACGCTTCATGCTGTGATCCTCGACAGAATGGCGGGCTTGTTCCGGTAGAACACGCAGTTGTCGCCCGGGTTGAACATGTAGTCGCCACCGTTGACGGCGATGCTGGACTGGAAGTGGGCCAGGACAATCTGGCCGTCGGAGTTCACGAACACGCGCTGGCCGACACGACCGTCGCTGTTGGCGGGAAGGTTCACGGTCACGGCGTTGAGCTGGGCACCACCGGTTTCGAGGTTGAGCGTGATGTCGTTGTTGGTGGATGGCAGCGTGACGACCTGACCCTCGGTGACGGCCTGGTTGATGGTGACCATCGGGGCGCCGCTTGCCATGGCGTCCTGGATCATCTGCAGGACGCTGGCCTGACTCAGGTCGGGCGTATTGGCCGGCGATATCATGGGATGTACTCCTGCACGCACAACCGGCCAAGGCCGGAGAAGTCGCCAGACGACCAGCAGAACACCCAAAGCCCTGCCGGCGCCGCGCTGGTCCTCACCGGCTCGCCATTACCCAGGATCAGGTAGCCGTGCCGATCATCACCGCCTACCTCTGGCGGTGCCGTAGCCCCCTCCCACAGCAGCACCCCGCCGGCCGACTTGTTCTGCACCAGCAGCCTGGTGCCCACGACAAAGCCGCTCAGCGTGTACAGGTTCTGCCAGGTGCCCACCGTGGGCTTGACGTCTGGAATCATTGCAACAGCTCCTTCGGTTGCGCCCGAATTGCGGGCATGAAAAAACCCGCACATGGCGGGCTTCGATGAATTCGGTGGTTGGCTATGCGGCGTCGAGCCCCAGGACCATCTGCAACCGGTCCCGCGCCTCTTCCATGTTGCGCTCCAGCAGCGGCTTCCTCGATCTCCAGTCGGCCAGGCCCTTGCCATGGAGGCTCGCCAGTTGCTGGCCGTCGCCAAGCTGCTTGCATGCCTGCTCGAACTGTTGCTTCTCGGTCAGCTCGCCACGCAGCAGCGCATCAATGTGCAGGTCGCACCAGACGGCGAACTTCAGGTCCAGCCATCGAGCGAAGGCAACCGCGACTTTCGGGTGCAGCCAGGTGCCGCTGTGGTACCGGCCGCGGCGAGTTTCTAAAAGTGACTCAGGATCACAATTAAGCGCCTCCGCCAGAGCGCCCAGGTACTGCCTGGTCTCGTCCTGTTTCAGCCAGTCAGCCGGACGCTTGCCGAATCGCTTGGCCACGTCCGTCGCGTTGATCCAGCCGTCACTGTTGAACCGGACTGCCTCGCCCTGGTATCGGAACGGAATCACGTTGTTCGTCTTGGTCATAACGCTTCCTCAAGAATCATGAGGCCCGCGCAGTGGCGGGCCTCGATGGGTTGACGAATGTCGGATCAGTGGTTGGCTACACCGGGCTGGTGCCGGTTGAGCTCAAGCCTGCGCTCGGCGGCCTCGAACTCTGGAGCGAGTGCGTTCAGCCCATGAACCACAAGCCGCCCATCCTGGAAGTGGTCGTGCATTTCGACGCCGATCCGGCTACCGAGCCCGCTCAGGTGCTCATACATCCGGTTCCGGCTGAAGATCCCCTCCAGCGCCTTGAAGTGAGTGATCAGGAAAAACACGCTGTAGAGCTGGTGGTCGTCCAGAGCGGTGCCGCACGCCTTATCTGGCCTCCCCAGCCACTCGCCTTCCAGCGTGTACGCCGCGATGAAATTCCGGGCGGAGTCGAGCTGGCCGGCGGGAATGTCCTCGGCGGAGCGGACGCCGAAAGCGGCGTGCGTCTGCGACCAGATCTTGGCCGTGGCCCGGCGCTGGACTGCGACCGGCAGGGAGGAAACCTTGCCCTTCACCAACGCACCCAGCATGTGGAAGCCATCGGTGCCGATGGTCTGGCCCAGCAGCGTTGTCATCTTGCCCTCGGCGTCGACGTAGCGGCCGTGCCTGCGGATCGCTGGCAGGACCTCAGCGGTCACCCACTTCTTGAAGCGCTTCGCCTCGCCCTTCCGGCTGCGCAAGATTGCCGAGTACAGGCCGGATTCGTTGATGACCAGCATTTCCTGGCCACCTCCGGGGGTCTGCACAATCGACAGACCCTTTTCATCTTCGTCGAGGTGGCGAGTCATTGCCGATGCCTCGCTGTAAAGAAGAGCCGAAGCTACGTCACCCGCCACAAACCATGGCTGATCGTCGATCAGAAGCGTCCGCACTTGGCGCTTCTCGAACCGGAACGGGATGACCTGAGTTGTTGCCGTGCTATGATTCGTCACGTGAATTTCCTCTAGAAATTTTCACACCCCTGAAGCCCTGGCGAATCTCACCTCGCCGGGGCTTCTTCTTTTCAGGCACTTGCCTGCGCTCGCTTTGCTTGTTTCAGCACCTCGACCAACTGGCCGTTCATAGAACGGCTCTGGTCCTTCGCCATCTCTTTCAGCCACTCCATCAGCTCACGGGGGATTCGCACCTGGGTGCGCAGTTGCTCGTTCATTGCCTTCTCCTTGGTAATTTCATAGTGACAACACGATGTAACGATAACATCGTGTGTCTATGTGTCAACCACAGAAATAACTACACTGTGTCGCCATGAAAGAAGACGACCTGATCCGCAACATCAACCCCTTCGGGCTGCGCATGCAGCCGGCCCTCAAGGCCAAGATCGAAGAGGCAGCCCAAGCCAATCACCGCTCAATAAATGCGGAGATTACTGCTCGACTGGAGGAAAGTTTCGAATCGAAGCCGGTCGGCCCGATGACTATCGGTTACATGCTGGAGAAGATCGCCGAGATCGGCGAAGCCTCCGGAAGGTCAATAACTGTGACCTTCGGCGAGGCTCATAAAACGAAGGATGAAGACTAGCGCCCGCTTACCGCGCGCATTGCTTGAACCACCCTTTTAAGGCCAAGTCCTAGTATCGCCAATGCGGCGCCAGCGGCAATGCGCCCCAGGAATGCTGGAGCCTCCGAGAAGGGAATTGAGAAGACCAGGATCAACAGTAGATAAACCAGCGCTCCAGTAACAGCAGCACTCAATAAAGACCTCGTAAGAGCCCCGCCCCCCACGCAAAGCAGGATCGCGATCGGGTCTAGCATTGATGCGAGAAGTGTCGCCAAGAATACGATCATAAAGCCTCCATTAATTGACCTTTGAAGATTAGCGCGCAATCCCGGACGGTTCATTATTTAGCGAAAGACGTCCCTGATGGCGCCAGTGGTGTCGATGTACTGCTGCGATGGCCTTACAAGGAATTCCTGGCCGTTCTGCTCGCGGATGCGCTGCTCGGTGCGCGACAGCGACCCCGGGTTGAGCGCCTCCTGCACCGAGAACAGGAACAGGTGGTCCAGGGCGATCCGGGTATAGAACAGGTTCAGGAACGGCGTGTTGTTCTGGGCCAGGCGCAGGGCCGACGCGGCAGTGTCGTCACCCTCCTTCGCCCGGGCCCACAGATTGATCACGTCGGCAGCCGTACCGATGGCCGGGCCGGCGGCCGACTCCAGGGCGCTATTGCCGAATCGGTTGGCCTCCCCGAACAGGTAGTCGCCGAAGATGCCCATGCCGCCGCCCTGGGCCATAGCCGCCAGCCAGGTCTTTGGATCATCAGCCGGTCGCGGCTCCCGCCCCTTCGTCACATCCTTCGAGGCCATCGACAGGTAGCCGAACGCAGTGGTCCAGAGCATCAGCTGCGCCAGCGCCAGCCGCTCCCCGTTGCCGTTGCGTAACGCCTGCACCAGGTCTCGCCCGCCGCGGAGGTTGTTGCCCAGCGCGGTCGGCGTGTAGCCACGCCCGTACAGTTCGCGCCCGAGGGTCTTCTGCATGTACGCCGCCGGGAAGCTCTTGAACTGGGTCAGGAAGCGCAGCAGGTCGCCCGGCACGGTGCCTGGTTGCGTGCCCTGGTTCATGATCGAGCGGGTGCGAGCGTCCGGCTCCAGCACCGCATAAGTCACGCGGTCGTTGACGTAGGCGCGCAGGCTGCGCTCCAGGTCCTGCCGGGTCTCGCGGATCGCGCCGGCAGATGCCGGTCGCTTGAGATCAACCAGGTATTGGGCAATGCGCTCATCGGTCAACCCGGCAATACCCTCCGGCGTCATGTAGTCGCGGCCGTCGGCATGGCGCATTTCGGTCTCGCGGAGCAGGTCCCATTTCCCGGCGTCCAGGTCGTACAGGCCCAGGGCGCGCTTGAAGTCGGCGTTGAGCGAACCCCACGCCTTGCCTTTGTTCTGGGCCAGGTTGTGCGCCATCATCAAGCCCGCACTGGCCTTGTTCGCGTCGGTCCACCATGACAGGCCGTTCAGGCGGAAGAAGTGGCTCATGCCGCGCGACATCTTTCCGCCGACTGAGTCATCAGCCGAGAACCGACGCATGATCTCGCCGCGCATGGAGTCGGCATAGACGCCGTAAGCTGACAGGATCTGGCGTTGCTCGGCGCTGCCCCGTCCCTTCAGCAGGCCGGCACCCATCTCGGCAAGCGACCCGAGAAAACTCTGCCCTTGGTATCGCATCTCGCTGGCAGCGACTGGCAGGTCGGTGAAGCTGGACAGCAGTGCGCCGCCGAGTTTGGACAGGGACTGCCAGGCACGGACGTTGGCCGCCACCCGGGCTTGAGTCGCATTGCCTGGGATTCGCGTCTGGCCACTGACCTCCCGGAACCTATTCGTGATCATCCCGCGTTCTTTGCGTGCATCATTGAAGTGAGTGAGTGCCTTCGGGTCGCCGCCCTTCCGCACATCCTCCTTGATCACGTCCAGCGCCATGTTCAGGTTGGCCTCTGGATTGGTGCCAAGACGGCGCATCAGCGCGGTGTTCTGACCGGACAGGTCCAGGCCGCGCAGCACCGCCTCGCGCAGGTTGCCGGTGCCGAACATCTGGTTGTATTCGTGCCAGGCTACCCCGTCCTTGAAGTGCAGGACGCGCTCCTGACTCAGCTTCTTGGCGAGGTTCGCCGGTCCGCGGAAGCCGTTGGGCTTGGCGTCGGTCGGCGACTTCAGGTGATCGCCGGAGACCAGGCCGTCGTACACCCCGCGCAGGAACTGCATTGGGTCGCCCTCGGCGCGGAAGGTCGAGGCATCCAGGCGCGGAAGGATCTCTTCGGCCCACTTATCGAAGCCGGCGGCGCCGATCTTCTCGCTGTCGTGGCTCTGGCGTGCGATGTAGCCGGGGATCTTGCCGATGCTGGCCCCGGCGCGGTTCGCGTCGATGCGGGCGCCCTCCTGGTACTTCTGGATGATCTTTGCGATCTCCACCACCTGCGGATTCAGGTCCTTCGTGTCGAGGTCCCTGCCGATGCGCCAGAGAGCGTCGGCGATATCCTGGTCGGAGTCGCCCTTGGCGAGCACGGCAGTCAGGTCGGCGCGATCAAGATCGGCCAGCATGCCGCCAATGTAGGCATCCCCCAGGGCCTTCTGCTCGGCAGCCACGGACAGTCGAGAGCCCTGGCGGACCAGGTTGGTGCCGACAAGGAAGGACTCGATGCCGAGATCAGGGCGGTCAGCGAACTGGTCGCGGACGAACGCCACCAGCCTGGCCCGGGCGCGCACGTTCAGCAGGGCGTTGCGCTTCTCGATGATTGCCGCACGCTGGGCCTGCTTGGCCAACTCATCGGCGGCACGCAGCGAGGCCTCTTCCAGGCTCAGTGCACCCTCCCGAGCCATGATCTCCTGGGCCCGCCCGCGCAGAAGTTGGAAGATCTCCTGAATCTCACTCGACTCCATGTCGCCGGCGGCGGTACGCACTGCATCCGCACAAGGGCTGATGCCCGTTGGTAGCGTTGCCATCAGCTTCTCCCGATTTCGCAGATCGCCGCGGCGCGGTAGGCCTTGGCATATTGTTCGGCCTTCGCCGCCTCGGTATCGGCGGCGGCCATTTCGTCACGACCCAGCGCCTGAACTTCGGCGCGCTGCTCTTCTGGCAGTTGCTCCAGCATCTCGCGGGATAGGGTCTCGTCCTCGGCCAGCGCGACGCGGGCCTCTTCCAGGTCGTCGACCTCTTTCATCTGGCCATCGACGCGGCGGCTTTCGGCCTGGCCGTCCGGATCGATGCGGCGCGATTGCGGACGCTTCAGGTACTCCAGGGCGGCACCGGCCTTGGCCGAATCCTCCAGCTCGAACAGCTTGGCGACGTCGATATCGCGCCCGGTCATGGCCTGGGCCACGGCGGTGCGCAAGGCGTTCTCCCGGATCGTCCAGTCGGCACCCTCTGCGGTTTCGCGGGCAGTGCGGATAGCGGCGCCCAGCGGGCGCTGCTGGTCGCCCTGCATGATCTGCCGGGCCCGGGCCTGGATCTGCGGTTGCAGCCGCTCCGGAACCTGGCCGCGTTCGATCAAGCCGAGGTCGCGGCGATCCAGCTCGCCGGCGCGGTTACGCTCGATCAGGGTGTCGATCTCGCTGGTGCGGGCGCGAATCTGCTCGCGCTCGGCGGCAATAGCGTCACGGGCAGCGCGCTCGGCCTGTTTACGACTCAGGCGCTCGCCCTGGAAGGCCTTGGCGCGATCCCGGAAGGTTTCGTCCAGGGCCATGTCGCGCTGCACCAGGCCGATTCGCTCGGCCTTCAGGTCGGCGATGTTGCCGATGCGCTCGCCGGTGAGGGTCGGACGGATCTCGTCAATGGCCTGCTGTTCGGCCGTACGGTACAGGGCGGCCTGGTCGGCCTCCAGTTGCCGCGCCAGGCCGACACGCAGCCCGGCATCGGGATCATCATCAAGAAGACGGCCCAGGTCGACGTCGCGGCCAAGGTCAACTGCACGCGGGGATGCAGCGGCATCCAGCGAAGTCTCCACCCGTGGCGCTTCGGTAGCGATTCGCCGGCGCAGGGCATCGCTCACGGCGCCCCCGACAGAATGCAGACCGCCGCCGAGCAGGCCGCCCAGGGCGATATTCGCAAGCGAATCGGAAAGGCCGTATTCGGTCTGGTCCTGCTGGGCTGCCAGCAGTGGCAGCGGCTCCAGGATGGCGGCGCCCACTGAACCCTCAAGCGCGCCGACGCCGCCGCGCAAAGCTGCACGGCCAAGGCCGGTCGTTGCGCCTGCCAGAAGTTGCGCATAGCGCGCTTCACCGACCACCGGAACGAACGCGGACGCGATGTTGAGCGGATCAAGCAGCGACGCGGCCAGGCTGCCAGCGATTTGCGTCGGCATCGAAACGCCATTGGCCCGGACCATGATCTGCTGGCGCGCCAGCTGCTCGCGGTGGCGCTCAATCAGAATGTCCAGCGCCCCCTGGCGAATGCCCTGATCGGGAATCTTGATATCGAGGCCCGCATCGGAAACCTGGTTGCGCGCTTGCTCGGCGCCGATCAGCGGGGTTTCCGGCTCCAGTCGGCCAGCATTGGGCGCAAGGTACGACTCAGGCCCGACAACGGCAGCGCGGCCTTCCTGCTGCTGCGCCAGCTCTTCAAGCCGGAATGCCGAGGTGCTGGGGTTCGTCGAGAACGCCTCATCGAAGGCCGCACCGAAAACATCACCGCTATCAGCCGGAACGTCCAGTAGCGTGCGCCGGTCAAGCGCAGGGGCATCGCCTGCATAGATGGTCAATTGTTGATCCCCAGGGCGCGCACGCGACCGATGTTGGAGGCGTTGCTGGCCGGACTGGCCAGGCCCTCGGTGGTCAGCTCATCCCAGGTCTTGGTGATCGGCTTTCCGTCCTTGCCGAGCAGTCGGTACCCGTTGAGCGTCAGCGATAGCCCGGACTCGTCGTTGTTCGGCACCCACTGGCCACCGGCAACAACGGCTTCGCGCAGCTGCTCCAGATTCACGTCGGCCGGGACGCCGCGCAGGCCCGGCAGTAGGGCGAGATCGTCGGCGTCGATCAGCTCCAGCGCACGTTCAGCGCCACGCTTCACGGCTGCCGTGTTCAGCGCCTTCGGCACGCGGTAGGTATCGAAGAACTCGTATTTGTCGTTGACCATGCCATTGACCACCTTCTGCGCCGCTTTCTGAGGATCGCCACCCTGTCGCGCATACGAGAGAGCGGCCTTGTAGGCCGCGTTGTACATGGTATTGAAGGTTTCGATGCCGCCGGCTTGGCCTTGAAGGGATTTAGCGAAAGGAGCCATTGCGGTCTGCACCGCTGCTGACACGTTGGTCGCAACGCCCTTTCCGAGCCCTTTCTTCAGATCTTCTTCGCTGAGGTTGGCGACCGAGGCCATGCGCTCGGACAGGTCTTTCGGCAGGCCCGTGGCGATCACCTGGGCTTCCTGCGGCAGCTTCTTGCCGAGTTGCTGAGCGATCAGCGGGAAGTTGCTACCCCACTGCGCTTGCTGCTGCTCGATCAGGGTGGCGGCATTCTCGCCCCCGGCCACCTGGCTATTGAAGCTGGCGGCGATCTGGTCGGCAGACGCATCCGGGAGAAGTTTCGGCGCCTGCACGCCAAGCCGGCTCTGTTCGGCAATGGTGGCATCGGCATATGCTTTGTACGCCTCGGGCGTGCCGGCCTGCTGGGCATTCGCCAGCGCCTGGCGCACCGGAGCGCTGTAGCGCGCTGCGTAGCCTGCCGGGTCCTGCTGCTGCTCCTTGAGCAGGCCTGCGCCGACACTGACGATATGGCGGTAGAGCTGGCTGTCTTCCCTGAACCCCTCGCCGACAGTCGGTGCGCCATCCACGTATTGGCGCGCCTGATCGTTATGCAGGACCTCTGCATAGGCCGTCGCATGCTCGGGCGTGTCGAACTTGCCGAGGTTGCGCCCGGTCTTCAGGTATGTGTCGATCGCCTCCTTCTCACTCATGATGCGGCCGTCATCACTTACGGTCGGCAGCAACACCTCTTGCCCATCGAAGTTTGCCGACATTGATCGGACAGTGCTGATCGACCCGTCGGCATTCTTGACCCTCGGCCTAGCATTCAGGTCGATATTTCCCTTCTCGATCATGCCGCTGGCGCGTCGACCGTAGAATGGGCCTGACTGCTGCGACGGCGCAGGGTTGAAGCGCGCAAGAATGGCTTGGCGCTCTTGAGGGTCCGCCGTGGCAAACTCACGGATTGCCGGTGCCATGGCCTGAGGTTTCAATACTTCACTTTCGTACCGACTTTCCGCGTCCTTGCCGTAGGCTGCGACGAACTCGGCTTTGGAAGGCGTGTTGTCAAACTCGAATCCTTGCATCCAAGCTGCTTGGGCGTCCTGCAAGCGGGACTGCAGTTCCATCCTGGAGATCGCCTGCAACTGCCTGGCCTCGATCTGGCGCTGCCTCGCCTCGGCCTGCTGCCGGCGAATACCCTGGTCGATCATGCTGCTGACCCGAACCTGGGTTTCGGCGTTCATGCCGTCCTTCGACGCTTCGTAATACTGCTGGGCGCGCTGCGGATTGTTGTCGACCATCTGCGCGATCACGCCGGTCAGCAGGCGGCTACTGGCGTTGACCTTCTCCAGCTCGGTCTTTTCGGGTGACCAGCCATTGCGTTGCGCCTGGGAGTTGACGACGTCGAGCACCTTTTGCCGATAGAAGCCGATCTTGTTTGGGTCGCCGAAATTTAGGACTGCGGAGTCAGCAGACAACTTGATCGATGCATCGTCCACATCGTTCATGTACTGCTGGTGCTGGCCAGACTCGTAGCGGTTCAGGTCGTTCGACATGGACTGCCGACGTTGGGCGACGATCTGCGCATAGCGCTTGCGCTGGGTGTCGTTCGACAGTGTGGACCCCAGTTCCTGCTGGTACTTGTCGAAGCCGTCCAAGGTCTGGCCGGTGACGTCCAGCGCGTTCTTACCCTTGCGGGTGTAGACACCGTTCTGCTGGTTGTAGAAGGTGTTGTTCTGCCACTCGGTCAGCTTGTTGTCGGCGTCGATGATGGCGGTGGTGTCGGCCTCCTGCCGCTGCTTTGCGGCGATATCCGTGGCGACCTGCCCCACGGCATCGAGACCCTGTGCCAGCGCGCTGTTATCGACGAACTGAGGGCGCACCTGCACGCCAGGGATGCCCTGTTGACGGACCTGAAGCTGGTATTGCGGAATCCTGGCCATGCCCTACCCCTTGATTGCGCCGTAGGCCTGCGCGCCCTTGGCGCCGGCGGTGAGCAATGAGCCGAACATGCCGGACTGACCGGAGCTGCGGGCGTTTGCGGCTGTGAGTCGCCCTTGCTGGGCTTGTGTCCGGTATCCCCATGCCTCACGGGCTGCATTGTTGCGGATCGTCAAGGCGTCCAGCTCGCCCAGGGCAGCAGTATCGTCCTGGATCTCAGCAGCAGAACCACTGTTCACGTCGACGCCATTCGCTGCGAAGCCGGCGCGCTGAGTACCAATGGCAGATCTGGTGGCCAGGCGCTGCTGGTCGGACTCGAATTCGCCGCGAGCGATGGCGTCATTCGCGGCCTCGTCGGCGAACGCGGCGTTCTGCAGGCTGGCCTGGGCCGTGGCCTCGCCTTGGGCTGCTGCCTGCTGGCCCTGGATGAGCGCTGATGCGCCCATGGCGATGAACGGGATCGCGGCTACTGCGCACATGCAGTGCCCTCCATCGTGAATGGGTAGAAGGATTCTCCGTTGATGCCGTAAGGCACCGCCGGGAGGAAGGTGAAGCCGCACCACTTGAGCCAGCGGATGGCCAGGGTGTTGCGCGTGTCGATCATGTTGATCAGGAGTTGGTGGCGGCTGCGCATGCCGGCGATCACGCCCGGGCACTCGGCCAAGAACTGGCGCCGGGAGGTGTTGATCCAGGTGCTGCTCATCATCCACGGCAGGCCATGCACGGCGTCGTGGCGTGTGTCGCCGAAGATAGCCACCACCTTGCCGTCGACGATGCAGGTCGCGCAGTGCGTGGCGGTGGCGACGGCATGGCGCACTTCCTTTGCCGGTGACCAGCCGCGAATCGCCGCCAGCTCGAGCGCATCAGCTGGGCGCAGGTCGTCCAGCAGCGCCTTGATGTGCCACTCGCGCACCTTTACCAAAGCAGCCGCCGGCTTGGACATTTCAGCCGCCGGCTTGGACATTGAGCATGACCCCCAGGATGGTGAGTGGCAGTGGGTCGGACTGGCGGATGAAGACCCGGCCAGATTCGGACCAGTCGGCAATGATCGGAACCTCAGCGCGCCCGGTCAGTAGCTTGATCGGCTCGCCGTAGCTCTCTGTCGAGCGCTGCTTGCACTCACGCAGGCGGCCGGCGTCCGGGCCGGCGAAGAAGCCACGGGACTCTTCGCAGAACACCACCACCCCATTGATCCGCTTCTTGTTGCCAAGGAACGCCGGGTTGTTCGGTATGGCCAGGTCCAGGGTTTCGAAGTCGGCCGGAATTGGAAGTCCGGCATGCACCACCAGCGACGAGCTATCGAGCGCCACGGCGCCGTCGACGACCACCTGCTGCGGCGCCACGTTGCCATCGGCCAGCAGGCTGACGGTCTTGCCGTTGAGGTGATCCAGGCCAGTGATCGTGCTCGCGGCCAGCCCCCAGCGCGTCGCGGATACGCCGCGTAGCGATTCCGGGACGATTGTCTGCGGGGTCACGGTGACCACGTTCGCGGACGTGAACGCATCGATCTCCACCACCAGGATCTGCCCGGGGTCGGTCGCGGTACCTCCGCCGTACATCACGACGCTACGCCCGACCATGCCGGCATCGAAGGTGGTCGTGCCAACGGCGAGGGTGAGCGGGTTCGGGTATTTCCAGTCAGTGCCGCCGGTGAGTACTGCGGTACCGGTGCGGCGACCGTCATAGGTCAGGCCGGAGTCGACGAAGAACGCCCGGTCGAACCAGTAGTCGCCGGAGCCGGAACTGCGCAGCTCGCGAGACGCCAGGCGCTCAACGTAACGCTTGGTGGTGCCGGCGATGGTGCGACGCACGATCGCATAAACCGCGTCCTCGTCGCCTTCCGGGATCGAGACGATGGATTCGAACGCGCCGTCGGTATCGTGCCGGTGCCAGCTGTAGACCTCCTGGGTCGGTAGGTAGGTGAAGCCCAGCTTCACGCCGTCATTACGGATGCACCACAGCACGCTGTTCGGCACCTGGGCCAGGGTCATGGCCTTGATCTCGTAGCCGCGCACCAGGTGCGACGACAGCACGGTCAGGTCCTGGCCCTGGAATCCGTCGCTGGTGTAGCTGTAGGCCAGGTCCGCCAGCTTCTGGCCCCGGGCCTGCACGTACAGCGCGGTGTTGCCGTAGACCGCCGGCGCGACGGTGCTGGAGCCGATGTAGCTCTGGAAGATTGCCTGAACGTTGCTGGGCTTGATGCCGGTGGCGTCGCCGGAAATGGTGATCTCGGCGCCAGAGGTCAGCACCAGCATTTCCTTCAGCGGCACAATCGCGCGCACCCGGTTCACCTGGTTCGACGCAATGGTCAGCGTGATCGCGTCGTCGTCCTTGTTCGGCTGCGAGTAGCCGAAGTTGTGAAAGGCGCCAACCCGACTCATCCAGACCGTCTGTGGCTGCTTTGCGCTCGCGGCGAAGACCAGGCGCTGCTGGTAATAGCCCACCACCCCGGGGTTGTTGTCGTCGGCGAAAGGGTTCTGGTAGCTCGGCGGCGTGTCGTTCTTGTCCGGGCTGATGTTCAGGTCGGTGAACGTGATGTTCGTAGCCTGGCCGATAAAGCCGAACAGGCCGGAGCCGTTGTTTTCCTTGTAGACGTTGTAATGGTCGACGTCAGCGACGGCCGTCCAGGACAGGTCAGCGCCGGACTTGGTGTTCCAGGACGCTACCGTGGCCGGCGCCGAAGCTACGGATTCCTCGGCGGCCTCGCCGGCGGCCACCGAGGTGACGACGTAGCGGAACTGGGTTGTGTCGCCGGTACCGCCTGCCAACGGCGTGGCAGTGAGCCCCGTGGGCGCCACGATGCTAGGCATGAAGCTGATATCGCCGATGGTCCAGTTCGTCGCCCCCAGGCGCTTCAGCTCGGCCGGCGCATAGCTCGGGTGGGCGATGGTAAGCACATCCGCCGACTGGGTGAAATTCAGCTCGAACAGGTGTTCTTCCTGGTATGGGGTGGAGACCTCGTAGGCCGCCAGGCCGCTCAGCAGCTGTCCGCCGTTCGTGTAGAAGCGGATGTATTCATGCCCGAGCTCCAGCGCATAGGTCTGCTCAGTACTGAACTGGAACGGGATCAAGCGCGAGGCGCGGGCGCTGAGCTTGGTCTCGGCCAGGAAGCGGTATCCCGCACGGTTCCTAGCCCCGCCCTCCGGCATGATCATGAAGTTGCGGCAGGTGCGCAGGCCGGTAAAGTAGCGATTCAGGTCGACACGGGCCGATGTGGACGGCGCCATTTCTCCAGCGCTGAACGAGGGCTGCAGGATCTCGGTCATCAGTTGCGCACCGCGATGAATGCCGACTCATGGGGCGGCGGTGGCGTGCCCTCGTTGAGCGCGGCGGCGGCGGCCTGCAGGGTCACGGCCTGGTACTGCGCGAAACAGTTGCCGGCAATCGAGGTGTCCTTGCCGAGGCTCGGGGCGATCTTCGACGCCAGGTACCAGGACAGCGCATCAACGAACATCGGGTCGAACATCTCGGGAGACTCGACCTTCATCGTGTATTCGAGCTTGGCCTCGTCCACGCTGGTCGCGATCAGGCGCTGACTCGAACCGTTGATGACCCGGAAGCGAATCGGCGGGATGGCTGGCAGCGCGTAGCCGCCGTGGCAATGGGGGAAATAGCCCTGCGGGAATGCCGGATTGACGATGCGGCGGATGCGCATGCAGTCGATCGGCACCGCGAAGGCATAGGGGAATTCGGGGTCCGGGTTGGAAGCGACTCCGGCCAGTTGCTCGAACTTCGTCGCGAACGGCCAGTCGCAGTCAGCACGCAATACGTAGTCGCGGCAATGCACGAACCACAGGCTGCACTGCTCTGCCGGCACGCTGGCTTCCGAAAGATCGTCGATGCGGGCGCTCTGGCCGAGGTTCGACAGGGCCATGTTGCAGATCTCAACCACGGATGACATGGGTGGACTCCAAAGAAAAAGGGCCCCGAAGGGCCCTCGAGGGTTTTGCCGTGGATCAGGCGTCGGGGTGACCGTCGTCGTCGGTGTTGCCACCCTCGCCGCCGGATTGCTCCGCCGACTTCACGAACGGCTGGCCGCCAGCGTTGAGCCGATCGGCCTCAGCCTGCGCCTCTTCCTTGCTGGCGCCGATGAAGTCGCTGAACCAGGCGCCGGCCGCATCCACAACCCGCCAGCGGGTACCACCGTTGAACTTCGCGGTATAGCCGACAACCGCTCCACCCTCGCCGCCGGATTGCTCCGGCTGCTCCTCCATCGACTGGAGATTGCGACCAATCTTTCCGTCCGGGCCCGGGTCGTAATCCACAACCTCGCCCGGCTCATGCAACCTGTTGTTGATGAAGCTGTGCTCGAGCACAACACACTTGATTGCAGCCATGGATCACCTCCTTAGAACTGGTAGCCCTTGGCGTACGCGCGGAAAGCCTGGACGTCCTTGGTGATGAAGGCCGAGAACGCGCCAGCCGTCAGCGGACCAGTAGCCACGGTGTAGCGAACACCCACGTAGCGGTTGTACTGCCCGGCAGGCAGCTTGATCGCCAGGAGGGTGGTGCTGCCGACCAAGGCGGCCAGGGCGTTTGCCGCCGAGGAATAGTGCACAGTAGGAGTGGTGGCCAGGTCGGCGGTACTGGACGACTCCAGGGTTACTGTTACCGTCGCGGCACCGGCGGCGGTCGCCGTGGTGTCTGTCTGGACGACCAGGTAAACGTCCTCGCCCACGCCGATGTCGCGGGTGACGTTAGTGTTGACGGCGTTCCCTCGCGGGTACAGGTCCACCACATTGGTGGAGATCGCGGTGGCGGTGACCGCCTGACTGTCCGAGAACTCCAGTTGCTTGTCGACATACATGATGGGCTCCTTAAACCACGCGGGCTTCAGTGTTGAGGATGGCGTCGACGCGGCGCACCGGAACCTCGCCGAACATCAGCGCAGGTTTACCAGCGACGTTGTCGTACATGAGGGTGCCCGACGCGACTTTGTTGACAGTCTGGCGGCGCAGGAACGAGCGAATGCGGCGATCCACATAGAACGCCGGGGTAACGCCGGTCAGGCTCTGGATCAGCTCCAGGCCCTGGGTCATCAGGTCGATGATGTCGGCGCCGGCGCTCGCATTCTTGGTGAGCGCGCTCACGTCGATGTTTGCGATGCGGACTACATAGCGCCAGTCCTTGACCGCGATGCCGCACTTCCACTGATACTGATCCATGAATGCACGGAAGCGGTTCTGGTTGCTGTCGAAGGCGTCGCCCTCACCCAGGTCGTTGTGCACCAGGCCGGCCTGCGAGCCCTTCGGATAGATCCCGTGCACGGTGTTCTCGCCCCAGCCGAACAGCCAGATCGAGGTGTTGGTGGAGCCAGTGCCACCGGCATCGATGACGTTGTTGGCGGTTTGCGCGGTCGCAGCGTTCACGGTATTGAAGCGCGGCGCCATGCCCATGAAGCTTTCGGGGGTGGCATCGGCGTTGCCGTAGATTACTTCGCGTTGCATGCGCTGATTCATCGATTCGATGAATGCCTTCGATTCGGAGAGGCGGAAGGATGCGGTGTTGCCGTTCAGCAGCGCCAGGTCCTTGTCGACCTCGCCACGGCCCTCCAGGATGCCGCAGGACTCATCGACCTGCGCAGTGGTCGACTTGCTCTTCGGCACGCCACCGTTGAGCTTGCGGAACACCACATCCGGCAGGCCGGTGCGGGTGGTGATGCGCGAGCCGGTCGGCAGGTTACCTTCGTACCAGGGCATGTCGATTAGCATTTCGTTGTCCTGAGACAACAGTTCGGCAATCGGCATGATGCCGCCGCCATCAGGGTTCATGCGTTTCGCCACATCCAGAAGCGTGACGGCGTTGGTTGCAAGCGTGGCCATGTGGGCTGCTCCTTATGCGAGGTTGGGATACATGCGGTTGGCGATGGGTTTGTCGCCAGGTACTTCGGTGGTGGTGCGGTGCAGCCTTCCTTCGCCCAGCTCCAGGCCGGCCTTGTGGAATGCTTTGAGGAGCGCTGGGTGGGAGCCGAGGCCTGTCTCCTTCAGCAGCTTGGAAAGTTCGGGGGAGCCGTAGGCCTTGATGGCGCTGCGGGCGATCTCGACGTTCTCGGCGAACTTGGCGCCGCCGATCTCTGGATCAGCCTTGACCTGGGCGATCCACTCGCCCACCTGCTGCTTGTGGGCTTCGGCGAACTGGGCCTGCATCGCATCGACTACGCCCTGCTGACGCTTGGCGTCGGCGGCGACCAGCTTGTCGACGGACTCCTGGCTCAGGCCCAGCTCCTTGAAGGTGGTGGACCATTCAGCAGCGGCAGCCTCGTCGAGGGTGTAGCCCTCGGGCAGGCTCTCGAACTTGTAGGCTTCGGGCGCCTGGGGAGCGGCCGGCTGATCATCCGGCTTCGCTGGATCTACAGCGGGATCATCGGCTGGATCAGTCAGCAGGGATTCGTGCCCGGTCGCCGGTGCAGGCTGCTGCGCTGGAGGACTTGCCGGGGCGGCTGGATCTGCTGGAGCAGCGGGCGGCGCGGGCTCGGTGGCAGGAGCGGCACCGTCGCCCGGCGCGCCATCGGCTGGCGCCTCGTTCATGAGGAAGTGGCCCAGGCGGCCATGCACGAACAGGTTCATGCGTCACCCCCGAACTCGGCGATGCGGGTTGCGATGATGCGCAGCAGTTCGCCGGCCGCGACACGCTGGCTGGCCAAGCGCATCTGCTCTGCCAGAGAAAGCTGCTTGTACGCAGGGGAGTCGATCAGCAACCCCAGCTTGATCAGCTGGTCATTGAGCTGGACGTGCTCGCCGACGACAGCTTGCTGCTCGGCAGTCAGGTGCTTGACGTCACCCATTGGGCGGTAGGCGGCTTCGAACGGACCCTTGGGGCTCCAGCTGGTATAGCCATCGGCGTAGCGCACGCCGTAGCCCTGGACGCCGTCTTTCGATTCAGGCCAAGCCGTCAACTGCTTGGTGCCGATGTATTGCTGGCTCATTGAGATGCCTCGTCGGGTTTCTGGATGTTTTCCTGCGCCATCACCGGGTACTGGTGCGGGCACAGGCGGTTGATGTCAGCCAGCAGTTGCAGGCCCTGGCTGCGCAGCCCTTCGTTGAAGCTCATGACGCCGGCGTGCTGATCGAAAGAGGACCTAAACACCCCCGCCCTGCCGAGCAGGCGCCAAACGATCCGGCGGCCGATCGCAGAAGCCATCAACCACTTCAAGTCGTCTTCGGCCTGCCTCTCTGCCAGGCGCGCCAACTCCTCCCGCGCTTGCGAGATCTCGTCGTTGTCTTCCACTTATGCCCCCATCAGGCGACCCAGGACGTTGTCCGGGGTGATCTCGGTCTTGGAAAGAAGCTCGGCGCCCTGGATACCCTGATTGATCTGCTCCTGCAGGGCCTGGGCCTGGGCTTGCTGTGCGCGCTGCTGGCGGATGGTGTCGACTTCCTGGTCGCCGCGGACGACCGTGGGCACGACGCCGGCAGCATCCGCGTACTCGTCGACCCATTGGTCAGCGTTAAATTTGTCTTTGACCTCGGGGAAGGCGCCGGCCAGGTTGCCGATGGTGCTGGCGAAGCGCTCCAGGCCCTGCACTGCCTGCGCCTTCTGCGCCTGAGCAAGAATCGAGATGTAGTCGGCCTCGATATCGGATTCGCCAAGCTCCTCTGGCGGCTGAGGCAACCATGGGTCGCCATCGACGATGCCCGCCCAGATGGGTGCGGACTGCCGCAGCATGATCCCCGTGACGCGCTCTACGCCTACGTCCAGCCCCTCGAAGTCGATGCGCTCGACCACGGGGCCGAGCATGGCCATTTTCTCCTCCTTGCGTGCCACGATCTCGGTAGCAGTTCTGACGTCATCCATCTGGCTGATCATCAGGAACAGGTCGGTGAAGAACGAGCGACGGATGCGTGCCGAGATCTTGTCGATCTTGCTCTCGATGGCCGACAGCCACCCGAAGTTGGGCTGATAGATCGGCTGAATGGTGTTCTGTACGCCGATCTGATCGACGTAGGTGATGCCCCCTGGAAGCATCGAAGACGGCTGACCTCGTAGGCTGGCGGGAACCTGAACTGCTGGATTCGACCCTGTCTCAGCAAGGCGTGCGGATGATCGCTCGTACAGCTGCAGCGCCTTGATGTCACCAAGGCAGTTGCGGCCAGGACCAGTTCCGTAGCAGTCGCCTGGCAGCGCATCCCAGCGCATGACCATTACTGGGAACTCGTGATACCCCTTCTCTTCCAATGTCTGGGCAGGGGGTGCTGAGCACTCCCAGACCAGGCCCGCGAAGGGCAGGAACTTACTACCGCGGCGCTCAGGATCATGCGCATCGTTTGGCTGAACGATCTGTACGCAGTCGAACCACTGGTCCGGCCGGTTCTCATGCAGGGCATTGTGCGCCTGGATGCTCAGCGCTCCACGACCAAACCGCTCAGCCATCTGCGCGGCGGTCATCTTGAACTCGCGGTAGAAGGTGTTGGCACGGCCGTCGACGCCATTGGCGACGTAGTACTCACCTGCGGTAAAGACCTCGCAACGGATGACGTTCTCTGGGTCCTCATCGATCCAAACCGCGCCAGTGCCGAACACACCCATCTCCAAGTAGGCGACGTGCATGCAGTTGTAGAAGTTGGAGCGCAACAGGGCTGAACGCTCGCGCTCTGTAGCCTCGTACAGCCAATCCTTGACTGGGCCGAACTCCATCGACGCATGCGACTTCAGTTCAAGGTTGAACCACGGCCGCGATCGCGAGGTGAGTCCGCTCATCATGCCAGCAGCGAGCGCCAATGCATCCTCGGTCGCCTCGTTGTTGATGATCTTGTTGTTCCGGCGATCGCCCTTGTTGACCTGTTTGTCGCACAGCAGGCGCGACCGCATTGGTTGGATGAAGTCCGACAGCTCGCGCCAGCTGGCTTCCCACGATGTGCGCTCGTTCTTGAGCATGCCCAGTCGCTTCTCGGCGCGTTGGCGCGGGGTGTCATTCATGGTCATTGCCCCAGCAGTACTTTGTTGCCGGTGGTTGTGCCGGCCATACTGCCACCGAGGATGGTGCTCGACAGCCCGGCAGCGGCTGCACGGCGGCGCTTCTCGTCGTCGCGGGCGGACTGCACGTCGCTGGCGATGTTCGTGGCCTGAGTGCTCGCAGCCGTGGTCGTCTCTGCTGTCTGCGCCTCCTGAGGCAGCAGATCGAGCGATGTCGGGAGCCCGGCCTTCTTGAACAAGTCCAGTGGGTCACTGATCTTGTGGAGTGGCTTGATGATGTTCGCGAGTCCGCCGCCGCACATGGTGGAATTCCTCAGTTGAAGGGGTCGTAATGGGATTGGTGCGAGCCGCCCTGCGATGGCTTGCACTGGAACCGCTGGCGGGCGAAGCGCCGCATCATGTACGCGTACCGAGAGGCCGACAGGACGTCGTCGTTCAGCTTGACGATCCGACCGCTCTCGTCGCGGTGGTAACTCATCTTCTCTTCGAAGAAATCGCTCAGGTGGCTGAAGACCTTCCAGCGCCCGGTGGTCATGCGCTCGTACATCTCGACCAGGCCGGCCTCGACGCCGACGCCACCGTCAGGCCAGGTCGCATGCTCGGGCAACATTGCCCAGCCAGCATCGACATACGCGGCCTTCTGCTGCTCGCCGGATGACTTCTCCGACTGCAAGCCATCGCTCGGCCACGCCGTTGGCACATGCTGCGCCCAGGTCTTCACCGTGCCCCATGCCGTCACCGGGGTGGTGCGCGACTTCTTCCAGGCCTGGGCCACGTAGATCACGTCAGCCTCCATGTCGATCCAGAGCTGCACGTGCGCTTGCGGGTGATCCCACCCGAAGTCGATCGCGTTGATGACCCAGAAGTGGTCGGGACACGGGAACGGCGCGCATTTGATCTCGTCGTCGCCGAAGTCGAAGATCAGTCCGGTACCAAGCAATGGTTCGCCCCTTGTGCGCATGTCGCGCTGCCAGGCCGGGTATGCACTGAGCAACTCGGCCTTGATTTTCTCGGTGAGGTGCGGCGCATCAGCCCAGGTGGCGCGCTGCATGTATTGGCCTTCGCCCGGGTCGTCCATGAACTTGACGACCAGTTCGGTGCGTCCGTTCTCCGGGGTGAAGGTGAGGATCCCGCGCCCGCCTCGTCCACGGTCGCCTGTGGCGGTCCGCGTGATGACCTGCGGGTAGATCTTCGGATCCCGGGGCTCTTCGTCGATGTGATACCAATCGACGCTGTCGCCCATGATTGCGTGCTGGCCCTGGCTGTAGGACCAGAACTGCACCGTGGAGGTACTGCCATTGGCATGGCTGACGCGGACCTCGCGCATTGCGCCGGAGGTGCCGGTTGCCGATAGGTGCCCAACAATGCGATCAGCCGGGACCAGGCCACCGGCCCACTTCCCCTGCTCGAAATTGCCGAACAATGGCTTCTGGAGCAGGTCCCGGGTCTTCTCCATCGAGTAGCCCAGGAGCCAGCACAGCGGTGCATGATCGAACCGATGCCCCTCCCAGTCGTCCGGGTAGTCGCCCAGCAGGTGCATGGCATCGATGGTGAGGCCGGTCATGGTCTTGCCGACCCGGTTCGCCGCCATGAGCATGCATGCCGAATGATCGGCGGTGGCCTTGATGAACTTCCGCTGCCACGCGTACAGCGATTCGAACTGAATCAGGTGTCTACGCTGAGCCTCCCGACGCGCCTTCTCTTCAAGCAGTTCCAGGAGCGCGAGCTTGTCAGCCCTGCTCCCGTGAAAGCTTGGCGATTTGGCGATCAAGTTCATCGTCCGTCAGATCCGTCAGGTTGATATTGCCGGAGTGCTCGACGCGCTCCCTGAACGCGTTCACGCTGACGTGCTTACCGATCAACTCCAGAGCCCGGAGCTTGTCGTGGAACTTGACCTTGCCGGTCTTCATGTCCACTTCCTTCACCATCTGGCGCCAGATCGGCGGCCACTGCTTGATCGGCATGATCTTGCCGTCGTCGTCGTGGATGTCGGCCAGATCCAACTGATCGATCTGCAGGAGCCGCTGCAGCACGTAGTCCGCATCAGCCTTCAGCCGCTCTGCTCGCTCAGCCAGGGCCCGTTCAATGGCCGCCTTGATCTCTGGCTTCTTCATGAGCTGATACGCCTGCTCCCTTGCGCGCGCCGGGGCATAACCGGCCCTGATAGCGGCCTGAGTGGCGTTCAGGTCGACGAGGTACTCGACAACGAAACGCTGCTGCTTTGCTGTCAGGGCCATGGGGATTACTCGCTACCAGCTTCTGGCGAGGCTGCAACCTGCGCAGACATGCGCATCCAGCTGAACACCGGGAACATGGCCACAGCCTTGCCGCCATCGACCAGCAGGGTCAGCCCGTTGGAGTCACGGACATGGGTCACTGCCTCGATCAGGTGCAGCACGCCGTCTGGGGTGCTGACTTCGTAGGAGGTCATGGTCATTTCGAAGCCCTCAGGGAATCGTAGGAACGTTCGCAGGCGAATCCGGCCCGGCGACTTGCGTCAAGCGCTGCTGCCAGTTCTCCCGCATGGTTGTCAGCCTCTGTGCGCAGCTGGGCGAGCAGATCGACAAGGTCGTCGATTGTCTTGCCTCTGGCGGCAAGGCGGGCGCGGAGGGCGGCGCGGTCGGCGAGCAGCTGGGCTTGTTGCTTGCGCAGGCTGTCACCCACAGCACGCAGCTCAGCAGCGCGAGCATCGTCATTCGCTTTCTGGTTGGCTGCATCGGTACGCACCTGGTCAATGTCTCGTTGGCGTTGCTGTTCGATCTGGCGGGCCTGCTCGCTCGCCTGGGCCGCTTCCCGCTCGACGCCGGCGACGTACCCGGCATGATCGGCACGGGCGCCGGCCATTCGAATCGTCTGCGCGCCCAGCAGGACCAGCGCCACGGCCAGGGCGGCGAGCAGGTAGCGGTTCATGCACTTACTCGACCGGAGCCTGAGCAGGCAGCTGCCGCTGGTGCAGGCGCTCCTTCAGTTCGTAGCCCATGAGCGGCCAGAGCTTGGCGACGGCGTTGTCGCGGGCGATCTTGCGGCCAATCTCGGCGTCGAAGTTCTCCGGACTGGCGCAGGCACTTTCCCCGGTGACGGTGAAACCGTTGCGCAGCACCAGAACACAGAAGGTCAGCAGGTCCAGGGCAGCTGGGGTTGCCTGCCACTCAGGACCACGAGTGATACCAACCAAAGCCTCGGTGGCGGTGAAGTAATGCTCACTGGCGATATTGGCTTGGAGGTCGGCGGGGGTGACGCGCGGCGCGGTCAGGCCCTTGGCCTGGATTTCCAGTTCGATTGCTTGGTCAGTCACGGGGATTGCCTCGGTGGTGGTGGAACTCATCGCGCATACCAGGTCATCTGGTAGCAGCGTGCGTCAGCGGGGATCTTGGACATGGGCCAGCGCAGGCAGTCCATGTGCTTGCGCTCCGGCCTGGTACTGCTCACCCGGAGCGTCTGGACCAGGTATGCAGACCCGGCGGCGGTGGTGATGTAGTCACCGACCTGGATGCCTTCGGCGCCGTCGACGTAGAGCTTGCATGGCGTGTATGGCTGTCTGCGGCTCATGCCAGCGCCCTTCGGACACCTTCAGAGATCACGGCATCACTGTAGGGATTGCCGCCGTTCTCATGGGCAATGATTGCGACCACGAAGCCCTTCAGCACTGCCGGGTCGGTGAGTTTGATCGTGGCGCCAGGCTTACTGCCGATCCGGGATTCAACGGAGCGAACGTAGGCGGCGGTGTCGTTCTCATTGCTCGGCGCCCAGCGGGCGATGATCTTGGCAACCGTGTTCAGGCCATAAACCCGCTGGTAGGTCTGGAGCAGTTTGCCCAGGGCGCGGATGCCATTCTCTGGAGTGTCGAAGCGAGCGAATCGCGGCTTGTCGACGCCCTGCTCGATGCCGAGTTGCCCTGACCACTTGTTGGACGGGCTGTAGTCGATGTTGCCCGGGTTGTTGTTCCGGATGCCGCGCGGGGTGCTCATTGATCGGCTCCCTTGGTTGGCAGCTTGAATGCCGCGAACCGGTCGGCCAGGTCGGCGATCTTCTTCACACCAATGAAGCCAATGCCGCCACCGAGGCCGGCAGCCAGATTCTGTGGAAACCCAAAGTACTCCAGCAGCGGGAATGCCCCGGCAGTAAGTAACGTGCAGAGGGAAGCCTCCAGGGCTGCCTGCCTGCGCGTGCCGCCGCCGTAGATGATCCGCAGTGCGGCCATCACGAACGAAAGGCAGCCGGCGTAGATCAGCGGCGCATGCTGGCTCAACCACGCAAGGGCTATCGCCCAGGTGTCTGGTTTATCTGGCATGTTTGGCATTCTCGATATCCCCTCTCCGGGGCAGAAACAACAAACCCCGCTCGAGGGCGGGGTCTGGGTGATTAGATGAGCAACAAAAAACCCGCTCAATGGCGGGTTTCTGTGCTTTGTCCGTAGCTCTGGACAGTGGTTAAAAGGTATCAAAACACTCGACAAATCGTCAAGCGACCCGCTTTTGCACGTCGCCGATGCGGTGCCGCTGGTTCCAGTACTCGGCCACCCGGTCGGAGAACTGGGCGTGCCGCGCCTGGTTCTCGATGATGTCACTGCCCCACTCTTCCCGGTATGCCCTGGTGTAATCACGCATACGGGCGAACCAATGGCGTAGCGCCTGTTCATGCATGGCATTCAGGCGCGCGCGCAACCGCAGTATGCAGGGCTCACGTCGCTCGGCGTAGGCCTGGCCACGCGCATCAGCCACTTCCTCCCTATCGAGCACATCCCAGCGGCAATCACCTGGAACATGGCGGCGCTCTTTCAGCCTGGCAACCACCGCAGCCACCGGCCTGAGCGCCTGGGCATCGAGGCTGTCACAGGTCTTCGCCAAAACCTCCCAAACGGCTGACCAGTCCCTGGCCCATTGGCTGACAGTGATCGTCGCGCCGTACCAGTCGTAGACGAATTCGGAAATGCGGCCAGGCCCCCAGGCCTCGCGACCAGACACCGAGGCCTGATGACTGCGGATCGCCGCCAGAGCCATCCAGTATGCAGCCTCCCGGCGCCTGACCGGGATCTTCTCAATGTCCGCCGTGAACCAAACCAGCGCGTGGGCGATGTTCAGGTCCTGCCCACCAGCGATGGGCGAATACAGCGCGTGCCCGAAGTGCTGCAGGGGCTTGGGTAGCGTGCCTATTGCCTTCTGCACCAGGCCGGCGGCGAGCATGTGTGCGCACCGCCCGTTACTGTCGCGACCTGACGCCGTGGTCTCACCAAGGACGCGGCCTCGCTTGCCGAGCTTCACGCGCTCAGCAGCCACGGCCAGGACGGAATCACGATTCTCATGCAAGGCTTCGCGCCATGCTTGCCGTGCGCTGATCAGCTTCATACAACCCCCTTGCGTAGTTCTGCGTATTGCCCCATGCCTATCGACCCACCATCGCCAAACGCTCCACAACGTCGCTCATGTCGCGCAGGACGTAGAGCAACGCCTCTGGGCCGCCTGATGCCTCAGAGCGGCTCAGGAAGCGCCTGTAGCTCACCACGTGATCCACGCATACAGCGACGCGGCCTTGGGTGCTCCGCTGGACGTACCACACCGGTTTACTCATCACATAAACTCCCTGGTCTGGCGTTGTTTTCCGGTGCGCCGGGTGAACTCATTCCGCCTTGATACAGCCGTCAGGTAGCACTGTGGGCATGCAGAGTCAGGGGCTGCCTGGCCAATAGCCCTGGTGCGACGCAGCACATAGTTGCCGCAGGAACAGCGGCATACCCAGCGACCGCGCTTGTCGGCGCTCCAGCCGAGAACAGTGAGGCGACCGAATGAGGTCCCGGCCAGATCCTGCAAGTTCTCAGGCAGCAGCCCGACAGACAGCGGAGTGCTTGAGCACACTTCACTTTCCAGCGCCCGGTACTCAAAGGATTCGCCACGGCAGACGACCCTAGCGGCGGTCGCGTTGATTGGACTTTCAAATCCAGGCTTCATGCGACCTCCTGCAGGCGTGGAACGACGTTGACGTGAACGCCTGGCACTTCGCCGTAGCGCTTGCGGACGATTGCATCGACGACCTGGACGTCATCCTTCCAGACCACGCCGTTGAGCCCGTCGTAAATGGCCTTGATGACGTTATCCATGTCGGGCTTCTTGGTCGGGAAGATCTCGCCGGCCAGCGCCTGGGCCTGACGCTTCTTCGGCATGGACTTCGGGATGCCCAGCACGATGCGCATCTCGACCATAACTGGACCTTCCAGCAATGCGCGTCCGGCCATGGCCTCGGTGCCAACCATTGCGATCAAGCCTTCGTAGCTGATCGAGCGCTTGGTCGAGTGCATGCGAGTGACGCCGTGCATTGTGCTAAGCCTCGGCCTGCCCTTCCCTACGGCTTCGCCCGGGACGAAAAACTTCAAGCTCTCGACCTCACCCACGGCTCACCTCCCTGATCACGAACCCTGCGGCCTGACGGGTCTTTGCGCACTTGTCGTGGTCGCCCTTGTTCCGTGGCTTGTTGCACACGTCGCAGAAGATCGACATCGACTGCCGATTCAGCGGCTGGAAGCCCTTGGCGGGGCGTACCTGGGGTTCGTAGTTCATGCGGGCCTCCGGATGCCCATCTTGGCCAGCAGCAGAGCGCGTGCGGCCTTTGGGTCTGTTGGGATGTTCTGGGCGGTCATGACCTGGCCTTGGCGCCATTCGGCGTACTCCATGGCCAGTTCAAGCGCAGGTTTCTGTGAGTCATGGCCGATGCCGGTCGGGATCTTGCCGTCGAGCGGCTGGGCGTTCTGTGCCCGGCGCATGACGATTGCGTAGTTACGCTCGAACTGCTGGCGCAGGACCTTGCTAGTGGTCTTAGCCGACCTCAGCTCGTACGTGCCGGTGGCTTCTGCAGCGACGCGCACGGCTTCGTGGCTGTACTTGCCGGTCAGCGCCTCGATCCAGGCCTGGTCTGGAGGTGGCATGCCTGGCACGTGCAGGCATAGACCCCGGAAGACGTTCGCCACCGGGGGCCATTCGAACTCGATGGCGCGGTCGATCAGTACCTGTAGGCCATTGGCGAGCTGTTGGCCGGTGAGACCGCCGAGGATCTTCGCCCAGGCGTGGTCCTGGTCAGCTGATGCGCCGAAATTCGACGTCCAGCGGTGCCCGTACATCTCCGCCATCTTCAGCCAGAGCTTGTCCAGCAGCGGCTGGGGCAGCTTGTTCCCGCTGCTCTCGCTCTTCTCGTGCTGCGATTGAAGCTCGGACCTGACCGACAGCGGAATTATCTTGCCGCTGGCGTCCACCGCCTTGGCTGCCAGGGACTTGACCCCCGGGGCGTTTCTGATGGGCTTTTGCTTGAAGTGGTCTGGAATTTTCTGGTCCATACGGGTACCCCCCGGCCTGAGCCTGGCGAAGTTTGTGTTTCAGGGATTGGGCAAGCTGGTGCTCCCACTGGGCCTGCGACTGCTCCTTCTCGGGGCGTGCAATCCAGTACGAGCGGAATTCGTTGAGGGTTTCGTCGGGGACGCGCTTGGGGATGGCGTTGCGCAGTGCGGTGGCGTTCCAGGTCTTAGCCTCGGACTGCCAGCCGTCATGCATCGCGAAGTAGCCGCGCGCGGAGAGAGTAGTAGGGCTTTTACCGGATACCGGAGGTAGGTTGTTCCTCTCGGCTTCGGATGATTCTCCTACGGTTGCTGCTTCCTCTGCGTTAGAAGGCAAGTCACCGTATTCATTGGGTATTTCACTGTTTTGCTGTGGTTGTTCATCTGGTTTCTGCTCTGGTTGCTCCTTGGTTGCTCCTGTTTTGGACGGACCATCACTGGTTGCTAGCGGGAGCTGGAGCACCAGAGGACCCAGTGAGACCGTTAGGCCCAGGGTTTCCAGGCGCTTGAGAAGGGATCGAACCTTCTGGCGGGTGACTTCTGGCGGCGCGTGGCGACCAGGCAGAGGGGCGACGTAGAGAACCTCGCGCAACATCTGCTCGCTGATTCTACGTGATTTTCCAGCGATGCCAGTCCGGTAATCCATGACCTTGCGAATGGCGCAGTACAGCTTCAAGAGCTCGGCAGGCTCTTCGGCCAGCGCGCCCCACTCGTCGTCATTGATCTGGAAGGCAGCCATCGGTTCAGCCCTCTTCCAGCTGGTCCAGGCCCTGGACGTGTTCCATCCAGCGCTTTGAACCATGGATGAACATTTCGATGTCGCGCTCGTTGAAGCAGCGCATTTCGCTGGGCACGATCTTCAAATCGAGAACCGCCAGGATCTCTGCAAGCTCGCGGAACTTGTCCGGCTTCATCCGGCAGATCGTCGATTCGTCGCAACCCATTGCAACGGCCACCGGCTTCCCGCCAACCGATGCAAGGCGCGACAAGATGAAGTGCAGGTTCTTGCGGGCCCTTGCGGTCTGCTCCGGGTTTAATTGGGTCGTCGACATGATCAGGCCGCCACTTCATCGGCCCCGGCAAACCGCTCGGGGTAAAGGATGTGGATCTCAGTCAGTTCGCCTTCGAAAACCTGAACCAGCTTTTCAGCCAGTGCGGTGGATGCCTTCTGTTCGCCGCGCTCAACCCGGGATAGGTTTCCCGAATCGAGGCGGTCGCCCAGCGAAGCAACACGGGCCGTGACATCGGCCAGCGTCCACTTGCGGGACAGTCGTGCTCGTTTCAGAGGGGACATGGAATGTGCCTTCGTGGGTGGGTTCAGCTCAATTCTGCGCACAACGCAGATTACACGCAACAAAAATCTGCGCAGAGCGCTTTGCGCGGTGCGCAGCAAGGACAGAAAATCAACAAATGGACATCGGAAAAGAAATCAGAATTGCGCGAAAGGCCAAAGGCCTGACGCTGGAGGCGCTCGCCAACCAGGTCGACACCGACACTGGAAACTTGTCGCGACTTGAACGAGGCAAGCAAGGTGCTAGCCAAGAACTATTGAAAAGAATTATGGATGTTCTTGATTTAAGAATATCCACAATTAATCCATCGGAAGGCTCTGCAGTAGGATCATTACTTGGTGGCGCCGTCGGCTTTATGGTGCCTGCGATTGGTGGAATAGTTGGTGCATTAATTGATAAAGCCAACTCCACCCCTGGAGTTAAACAACCAAAAATCGCAACACCTCGACCATATCCAGTCCTGGAGTGGTCATTAATTTACAAGTGGTTCAGTGATCCTAGCTCTATTGACCTTGATGACATCGACGACTGGCTGCTTACGGTGCAGCCAGCAGGGGATTACGCTTTCTGGGTAAAGGTCAAGGGTGACGCCATGGCCAGCTATACTGCTCCAAGCTTCCCCAGTGGCTCGATGATACTTGTTCGGCCAATTGAGGCGGCAAAAAGTGGAAGCTTCTGTTTGGTCAAGCTTCCTGATAGTGACGAAATCACATTCAAACAGTATGTGGAAGATGCTGGTGTTCGGTACCTCCGATCTCTTAACGCCGGGTATCGCTCAATAGAGATTGATGATAGATACAAAATCATTGGAATTGTGATAGATACGAAAATGACCGGACTTTGAGGCGAGTAAAGAAATGATAGGGAAATTAAAAAAGCCCGTTTACTGGGTGACCATTTTGGTCATCGCTGGTTTGGCAAGTGCGATCGGTAAGGAAATCGGAGCCCAGCTCGGTAAGCCAAGTAATGATGAGCTGCTACGCAGCGCAACTGCACAGGCAATCAAGCAGATTAACGACCAGACTCCGAAAAAAGTTGATGAGCTGACCACCATGCTTCGGGCCGAATTGGGCGGCAGCCATGAGATGACGACATTCTTTGAGCTGGCGAACTATGACAGCTGGGGGGCATCTGCCGACCTGACAGCAGGAAAGTCCGCCGTGGTCAAATCATTGTGTGAGAATCCTCGAACCGTGAAAACAATGCGAATGGGGGCGAAATTTGGGTACGTATACCTAAAGGAAGACGGTACTGAGGTGTACCGGTTCAGGGTTAGTAAGGACGATTGTCCGTGACGAATCCGCCACCCCTCTAAACGAATCCCGCCGCTGAGCGGGATTTTTTTTTCGCCCGAAAGAAATTTTCTGCGCTTGACGCAGATTAAATTCTGCGCATAATGCAAATCACAAGTCTGCGCACAACGCAGATTTGTGGCAGCGATGGACCGGCCTCATGGTCCAGAGGGATGGCAACTGTCCCGGGCGTGCAGCGTAAAGCGCCAGAAGCAGTTTTCCAGCGGACAGGGTCGCGGCTGGAGAGAAGGAACCACCAGAAGATTTCACGTCAGCGCCTGTATCGGGCGCTTTCGGAAATCAACCGGAGAAGTGCCATGCACCTGAAAGACCAAGGCTTCAAGTTCTGCATCAGCCCGGATAAGCAGCAAGGCCGATGGCTGCACCCGACTGAGCTCAGAGTTCTGCACGCCGACTGGACCGACGTAACGGAGTGGCCAACCGAGCAGTTGATGGCCTACCTGATGCCTGCACCACAGCAACAGGATCTGTTCGCAGCATGACGCTTCCACTGGCAGCCCTTCCCGCGAGGGGCTGACGGGGAATCAACCATCGCCACTGGAGGCGACTCATGAACTACGAAATTGCAGTGGAAGGGGTCGTCCTCCGGGTGGAGGTGACTTCTTGCGTGAACATCAACCCGAGCTGGAACACGTGGAACAGCGACTGGGACCTCTACGGCACCCGAGAGCTGGAATGGCATGCGGTTTCCGGCGTCACCTACGACGATGACGGCGTGCCGATGGATGTGGAGGCCGAGCATCTGGCGGCGATCGCGCAAGCCAACACAGTCGCAATCGAGCGCGAGATCTGGTTCGAGATCGACAACCGGGGCGCCGGACGCAGGAGGGCAGCATGAACGTCAAGGCCGATGCCCTGGAAATCCTCGAAGACCGATTCACAAAGCTGGCGTCAGGTCCCAGTGATCAGCTTTACGGCGAGGTCGACATGGCGATTGAGATGTGCGGCCTGCTCGGCTTCATCAGCTTTTCCGAGCGTTCCCACTTCCAACTTCGCCGCGACCGAATCAAGCAGCGCGACGTCGACGAATTCTTGCTGCGTGAGGGCCTGTTGCCATGACCAGTAATCTCCGGGCGGTCATCGCCCCAACCATTCCCGGACTGATCAGAGCCCTGCAATCGCAGGGCTTTTCTTTGGTCGCGGACCTACCCGCCATCCGCATCCAGATTCGACGCGGAATGATCGTTGTGAGGTTTCCATGAGCATCAAGGCTCAACAGGCGACGGTTTACTACGCGCCAACAGCGGGTCGCCGGTTCTTCACCAGGTCGGCTGCGATCAACAAAGAAGCCCGGGCCATCATCAAGAAGCATTTCCCAGACGAGCCGGGGCACGACTGCAGCGAGGAAGCCTGCGGCTGGTGCCAGGATCCAGGCTGGAGCCTTGAGCATGACCAGCCCGAGCGATTCAAGCGCTACCACCGAATGCTGACCGGAGCGCTACGGCGAGCCAAGTCGTGACCACCCTCCAACGCCGGCGCCGCCACCTGATCTGGCGCGGCGCCTCAACTTCTCTTCTTGGCTGGTCCGGTTGGCTGCTGCTGATCGCTCTGGCTGACCTCATTACACGGTGAACAACATGAGCAAGCACACTCCGGGGCCTTGGGAGGTCCTGAACGGTTTACTGGTGTTCAGCGCGCTTGGCGCAGATAGCGGCGACGGTGTCAAGGCGACAACTTCCGATGGTTGGATGATTGCGGACTGCGGTGGCTGCGAGACCAATAGCGAAATTGGACCGGTTGAGCTTGGGCCGGGCGTGCTTCTCGCTAACGCCCGCCTGATCGCCGCCGCGCCGGAACTGTTGGTTGTCGCACAAGAGTTTCTTGAAGCGCTTGCCGAGCAAGGAATTCTTTGCGAATGCGGCGAGGCAGATTGCAGGACCACCCGAGCCCGCGCAGCCATCGCCAAGGCGCGGGGTGAGTCATGAAGCCCGGCTACTACACCGGACTGCCGAACGCCGACTACCACGGCGGCGACGGCATTTCGAAGACCCAGCTCGACATGATCGAGAAATGCCCGGCCCTGTTCCAGTGGGCCAAGGCGGCACCGGAAGACCCCGAGAACCAGGCTTCACTGACGGTTGGTGATGCCACCCACGCATTCCTGTTGGAGCCCGAGCGCTACGCCCGGGAGTTCGCGGTGGGTCCAGCCAACAGCCCGCGCAACACCACGGCAGGCAAGAAGAACTGGGCCGACTTCGAAGCCGGGCTCACCGACCAGCGCGTGCTGATGCCCGACGAAGGCCGGAAGATCGCCCTGATGCGCGAAAGCGCGATGGCCCACCCGCATGCCCGGTGGTTGCTGGAGGCTGCTGGTGACGTTGAGGCCAGCATCTACTGGCAGGACCCCGAGCAAGACGTGCTGTGCCGCTGCCGGCCAGACAAGCTGATACCTGAGTTCGGTTGGGTCCTGGACGTGAAGACGACCGCCGACATGAAGAAGTTCGAGCGCTCGATCTACGACTACCGCTATCACGTGCAGGACCCGTTCTACAGCGACGGCTACGCCGCGCACTTCGGCGAGCAGCCACAGGCCTTCGTGTTCCTTGTCGTCAGCACCAGCATCGAGTGCGGCAAGTACCCAGTGCGCCTGTTCGTGCTGGATGCCGAGGCCAAGGCCGTAGGCCGCGAAGCCTACAAGCGGAACCTCTCCACCTACGCCGACTGCCTCCGATCCGGGGAGTGGTCCGGCATCGAAACCCTCTCTCTGCCCTACTGGGCCAAGGATCGCCAATGAGCACCGCCAACGCTCCATTTTCCCAGACCGACATGCAGCAGACCGGCGGAGCCCGACAGCTTTCCCCGGTGGCTCAGCTCGGCAACTTCATGGACAAGCTCAAGGGCCAGATGGCCTTGGCTCTCCCGAAGCACCTTACCGCAGACCGCATGACCCGCCTCGCCCTGACCGCTTTCAGTACGTCGCAGCAGCTGCAGCGTTGCAGCCACCAGAGCATTGCCGCCTCGATCATGACCGCCGCCCAGCTCGGCCTGGAGCCTGGCGTGAACGGCGCCGGCTTCCTGATCCCATACGGCCAGACCTGCACCTTCGTGCCTGGCTGGAAGGGCTTGGTGGACCTGGTTGCCCGAAGTGGTCGCGGCACCGTCTACACCGGCGTGATCTTCAAGGACCAGCAGTACACGTTCACCGACGGCGCGCGCCGCGACTTGGTGATCCACAACGAAACCGACATGGACGAAGCGACTGACATCACGCACGCCTTCGCCATCGGCTGGGTCCAGGGCGCAAGCATGCCGATCATCGAACTGTGGACGGCTGGGAAGATCACGAAGCATCGCGACAAATACAACAAGGTCGGCAAGAAGCACTACAGCTTCCGCGACTGGGAAATGTACTGCCGCAAGATCCCGCTCCTGCAGGTCCTCAAGTACATGCCGTGCTCGGTGGAGGTCTCCAACGCCATCGCGGTCAGCCATGCAGCAGAGCAAGGTCGCGGCGTCACCATCGAGGGCGGCATCGTGATCGACGGCGACGACCTGCCGGATCAGCAGCCGGAGCCCGTGGCAACTGATGTCGAGGTTGTTGATACCGGAACCGGCGAAATCAGCCAGGCAGCCTCCACCGACTACGGCTCCCAGCGCGAGTAACCGCCATGGCAAGCCAAACCGTGGAAGAACTGTACGACCGAATCGAAGAGTTCCAGGCCCTGCTGGCTGCTGCGGCTCTCCATGCCGCGAATGCCTGGGAAGAGGAATTCGTCGAAAACCTGCAGGGCCACTTCCGGCGTCACGGCCCGCGCACCATGCTCAGCCCACACCAGCAGCAGAGGCTGGAACAAATCGGAAAACACTGAGAATTCACTATGAAACCAGAAATGATCACCCTGAAACACGGCGACACCACGATCAAGATGCCGGCGTCTTCCCTGGCAAAACTGGCAGTCGCCAGCGTGTTCGCCCAGGTTCTACCGCCAGCGGCTAATGTGACTCCGATTTCCTCGGTTGACATTCCTACTGTCGGCCAACCATGGCCAGGCCAAGGAGGGATCAACGGCGGCCTGGTCGCTGCTCGCGGTGATGTACCGGAGCACTATCTGATCATTGCCGCCAAAGATATCGGCGACCACGCATGGGGCGGCTACCGGGAAGAATCGAAGGCGACCAGTAAGACCGATGGCAAGGCCAATACCGAGTGGCTGTGCAACGAAGAAACCGAGCATCCCGCAGCCAATTCCTGTGCCGAGCACCAGGCGGACGGCCATCACGACTTCTACCTACCTGCCGCAGCTGAGCTCTATCACTGCTGGGTGAATTGCCCCGAGGTGTTCGCCCAGGACCGCTACTACTGGTCATCCTCGCAGCGCTCCGCCGACTACGCATTCTTCATGGACTTCGGTGGTGGCAATCAGTACTACGGCGGCAAGAACCTCGAGCTCCGCGTCCGCGCCGTCCGCAGGTTGTTCATTTAATCCTTCATTCATTCGAGCAGAGGCGCAATAGCGCCTTTTTTGTTGCCTTCAAAAAGGAGCAGCACATGAGCGCAGTAGAGAAAGCGGCACCTGCAGTACAACTTCCCGAGATTGGCCAGCCATTCGGCGGCGGCTTCTTCTCCGGCATCACCATCGAGAACGGCCAGCGCTTCGCCAACATCACTGCCGGTGCTGCGCATGAACTGGTAGGCGAATGGGGCGAGTACGGCGAGAAGATCGAAGGCGCCGACAGCTTCACCGACAGCCGCAGTAATACCGAGGCCATGGCTGCCAGCGGCAGCGAGCTGGCGCAGAAGGTCCTGTCCCTGGACATCGGTGGCTTCACCGACTGGGCGATCCCGGCGCGTGACGTGCAGGAGCTGCAATATCGCCACTTCAAGCCGACCAGCCGTGAGAACTACTGCTGGAGCCGAGATGGCGACAACCCCAACAGCCTACCTGTTGGCCTGATGTACACCGAAGAGTCGCCACGCAAGACCCAGGTACCGGGCTTTGCTGAGGGCGAACCTGAAGCCTTCCAAGACCGCCGGTACTGGTCATCCTCGCAGCGCTCCGCCTACTACGCATTCTGCATGGACTTCGATGTTGGCTATCAGTACAGCGACGGCAAGTTCAACGAGCTCCGCGTCCGCGCCGTCCGCAGGTCGCTTATCGATTAATTTGCTTATTCATTCCGGCCGTTCGCGGCCGGTTGCTCAAGGAGGAGCAACGTCATGGCAATGCACACTGATTTATCGATCTACAAATCATCAATTGGCCTGCTGCAGATGGCCATGAATCTGACCCGGAACATCCCCCGAGAGCTCAAGCAGTCAGTCAGCAAGCGGGTGATCGATGAGTGCATCGATGTTTTGGTGCTCATCGCCCGGGCCAATTCAGCACAAGACAAGCGTCCTCACCTGACGCTGTTGGTTGAAAAGGTGCAGGTGATTGAGTTCCTGATGCGGATATTCAAGGAAAGTCGATTCATCAGCGTGCCGCAGCATGCCAAGACGATGGAGGTCACCACCTCAATCGGCAAACAGGCCAACGCCTGGAAACGTTCCACCCCAACCGCGCCCGCTACCTGAGAGTTACGGCTTTCTGGTCTGTGCGAATTGAACCTGGTCGTGCCGCTGATCTGTGATCACCGCCATGCGCATCCTGGACACCGCCGGTCTAAAGCGTCCGTGTAGGTCCAGCGCAGTTTGCCCGCTGAAGATTCGGCAGGCCGACGTAGATAGCACGACAGGTCGCAGCGCTCCGCCAACAACGCATTCAACATGAACTTCGATGATGGCAATCAGAACAACAACGACAAGAACAACGAGCTCCGCGTCCGCGCCGTCCGCAGCTTCAACGCCCTACCCGTTCAGCGACCTGGTCCAGGCCTATTACGACTGCCGGCGCTCGAAGCGCAACAGCGCCAGCGCGCTGGCTTTCGAAATGGATCTGGAGCGGAACCTGACGGCGCTTCACGGCGACCTGGTGTCTGGCCACTACCGGCCAGGCCGCTCTATCTGTTTTGTGGTTACTCGACCAAAAGCCCGCGAAGTGTGGGCCGCCGACTTTCGCGACCGCATCGTGCACCACCTGTTGTACAACCACATTGGCCCGGCTATCGAGCGCAGCTTTATAGCGGACAGCTGCGCCTGTATCCCAGGGCGCGGCACGCTGTACGCCGCTCGACGACTTGAGGCGAAGATCCGCAGCCAGACGCAGAACTGGTCGAAGCCAGGCTTCTACTTGAAGTGCGATCTCGCCAACTTCTTCGTGGCTATCGACAAGCGTGTACTGGCACGCCAGCTGGAGCAGAGAATTACTGACCCGTGGTGGCGGGCCCTGGCCCTGCAGGTACTGATGCACGACCCGCGCGAAGACTACCAAGTCCGAAGCCCGGCGCACCTGTTCAACCGGGTGCCGCAGCACAAGCGCTTGACCGCGCAGCCGTCGCACCTGGGCCTACCGATCGGCAACCTGTCGTCGCAGTTCTTCGCCAACGTCTACCTCGATGCCCTGGACCAGTTTTGCAAGCACCGGCTCAAGGCCAAGCACTACGTGCGTTACGTTGACGACTTCGTGCTGCTACATGGCTCGCCACAGCAGTTGAACGCCTGGAAGGAAGATATTGAAGCTTTCCTGTCAACCCTCGGCGCTCGGCTCAACCCGACAAAGACCATCCTCCAGCCGATTGACCGTGGCGTGGACTTCGTCGGGCATGTGATCAAGCCCTGGCGGCGCACAACCCGGAAACGTTCGGTTGCCCAGGCCATGAAACGTACCGCCGCAGTACCTGCCGAGCAGCTGCGCGAGACCGCCAACAGCTACTTCGGCTTACTGACCCAGGCCAGTCACAGCCAGAAAGACCGGGCCGCCCTGGCCAATCTAGTTCTTCAGCGCGGGCACGCCGTGAACGGCGACCTGACCAAGACCTACCCAAAGCGATAAGGGAGACATCATGAACCAAACCGCCAAGGCGGCCCTCGACCGGGCCCGCCACCCTACCCCTGTGCCCGTCATAAACCGCGTGATGCTCCTCGAGGGCAAGCGCGACGCCACCGAACTGGTCTTCGGCATGCGCGACGAACTGAAGCTTCCCGGCGGCGTGGCCAAGGTCCTCGCGAAGTTGCGGGCTCTGGCTGAGGGCCGGGATCGCCACCGTCATCGACCTGCTGGAGAGCCAGCAATGACCGCCCTCCGCCGCAAGCCCGTTATCCGTGGGTGCCCCATGCGCCCGCTTGACCTCCCTGCCTTGTGCGACATCTGCGAGAAACCGCGCAACCGGGGCAACCACACCAAATGCAGCGCCATACGCCAGCAGCGGGCGCAGGAGAATGGCAATGAACAGAAATGAACTGCGCGAAATAATCACCGATTCTCTTGTGGGCATGATCAGCGGCCTAACTGGCATGATTCCGCCAAAGGGAGCAACCATCCCCGATGTTATCCAGGCGCCTATTGACCGCGCTGCCGGACGCATCTTCGCCGCATTCGACCAGCCAGCCGTCCAGCACCAGGGCGAGCCGGTGCACATGGTTCGCACTCACGGTTCTTGCAGCTGGGAGGAAGCGTCCGGTGAAAGTTTGGTGGTGTTCGCCGCCGACCCCGGAGAGTACGAAGTGCGCAAGCTCTACGCCCACGCCGATCCAGGCGAGGTTGAGAGGCTGCGCGCAGCCCTGGTCGAGACAGAAAATCGATTAGAAGCGCAGAGACAGCACAACACGCAGCGACATGTCGAATTGGGCATGGAGAGTATGCAGGTTATTGGTGAAAACACCGCTCTGCGCGCCAAGCTGGCCGAGCGGGATGCGCTGCTGCGCAAGGTGCGTGGCTATGTCGTCTCGCAGGAGTGCATCACAGCCGAAATCGACGTCGCCCTATCCGCCAGCGCAGAGCCGAGCGCACCGGTTGAGCGCGATGAGCGGGCGTTGCGCAGAAGTCCTTGCGTTGGCGCTGGTGCCCAGATCCTCGCCTTCATGGATTCGCGGGGTGAGCAGCCATGAAAACCAGAACAATCATCGTTTGCCTGGTCGCCGCCCTGGCCCTGGGCCTTTACATCGGGGTTATCGCGACTGCCTTTGCCGGCGCACAAGCCGAAGATCGCCCTCAGCCGCCACCTGCAGGGGATCAGTTCGACGAAGGGCCAGTGTTGGTGCGTATGCCCGGGACCAGCGCAACCGAAAACGTCATCGACGTGCAGCGCGACAGCCAGCGCGGCGTCACCTGCTACCTGCTGAACGGGGTCGGCATCAGCTGTATCCCCGACAGCCAGCTGCAGGCCGGCAACGAGCGCCAGCTCTCCCCGCACGAACAAGACACCCCTACCCCTGCAAAGGCACCAGTGCGCTGGAATGAAGAGAGGTATTCGCTGTGACGGAAGAAGAAATCCTGAAGCTCTCGGCCAAGGCCATGGGCTTCGAGCTGGAGTACCGGCGCGGCAGTGACGCCTTCTACTACGACGATCCCCAGACAGGCCGGGAGGTTTGGCTGCCGATGCGGGATGACCGGCAGACGATGCTCATCATCGCAAAGCTCAGGATGGACATCTGCTGCTTGCACCACCTCGCTCGGGCCACAGCCCATGTGCCGTATGTGGGCTTCAAGCAAAGTGAGGTGTCGCATGCAGACGAACCCGGCGCCCGGATGAACGCGCTGCGCTTGGCAGTTGCAACGGTGGCTGCCAAGTATGGTCAAGGCATGCTCGTCGGCGGGACAGATGAGCGAGTTCTGGGGCACTTGATCGGCATCGATGGATCAACTGCCCACGCCATGCGCGGCGCCATCCGAGAGTCTCGCGAAGAGATCAGCAAGGCATGCCAGCGCCTAAAGCGAAAAGGTTTGGTGACCAACAAGGGGCCGTTCTGGCAGGCGGTGCAGCGATGACCGACCTGATCGAAGTGAAGACAGCCGATCTGGTTGGTGAGCCCCTGAACTGGTCGGTGGCAATTGCCGTGGGCCTGAACCCTTTCATCTCACCAGCGCAGTACGGCGTGCCTGCCCGGGTGTTCATCCAGCAAGAAGGGATGTTCCCGGTGCGCTACAAGCCTAGCGTTGATTGGCAAGTTGGCGGGCCGTTGATCGAGAAACACCAAGTCAGCCTCCACTGCCCGCAAACAACGGACGATGTCTGGGCTGCCTGGGTAATAACTGACAAGGGCGAGTTTGTGCAGCCGGGGGACCATGCCCTGCTTGCCGCCTGCCGCGCCATCGTCACCGCAAAACTCGGCGATACCGTCCAGGTGCCAAAGGAGCTGCAGCCATGATGATCCTACCCATCGCCGCCCCGCTCTTCATGGCCTACCTGATCTGGAAGGGGCCGAGGCCATGAGTGCCGAAGTGTTCCAGTTCCCGTCCGCGCGCCGGGCGCACAACAACCAGGTGGCAGCTAATCAGGTCGAGCGCAAGAAGCTGGCCGACTGGTTCCGGTCAGTCGCCCAGCACATCGAGGGCAATGAGGTTGAACGAGAACCTCTTGCCGCCATGATCGTGCTGAGCAGCGCCAAAGGTGACGAGGTTCTGCATGTCGGCTACTCAACTGAAGCCACCTCGCTCGTCCAGGCCGGTAACGCTGCACGGCAATGGGCGCACCTGACCTGCCAGCGCCGCGGCGGCAACTTCTTCGACCGACAGCGTTAACCCACCCCCCTACAACAACTCAAGCCTGCCGGTAGGTGGGTATGGAGATCTATTGCATGGAACAAGAAGTCATCCACATCCCGGAGCTGGCAAAGATCCTGGGACGGTCCGAGTCATCAATCAGGAGTGCGCGGCAAGTCGGTGCCAGTTGGCTGCCGCCATTCTTCAAACAGGGCAGCCGCATCTGCTGGAGGATCAGTACGGTGCGGAAATTCCTGCAGGAGTGCGAGCAGGGTATGCACAACCCTGCCCGCTCAGGCAGGAAGCGGCACACGCCACCGACCTTGGCCAGCATTCGCTAGCCGAGCTTGTCAGCCAGGGCGTCCGGGCACAGATGGGTATAGCGTTTCAGCATGCTCATCGTTTTGTGCCCGGTGATACTCGCCACCTCCATGATTGACAAACCTTTCTCAAACAGCCTGGAAGTCCCTTCATGGCGAAGGTCATGAAAGTGCAGATCCCTGACCAATGCAGCCTTGCACGCCCTGCCGAAATAAAGGCTTACCGAGTGCGGTGCAAGCGAGAACACCATGCCGTCAAGGCGGTACGGCAAGCTGTCGAGCGCCGCCCTTGCCTTGGACGATAGTGGCACAAGGCGGCGGGTGCCGTTCTTCGTGTCTTCAAGGAGGACGTGTTTCGGCTTGACGTTCTCGCGCCGAAGGCCGCACAGCTCACTACGACGCATGGCCGTCTCTACCGCCAGCTCAATGACTGCAGGCATTTCGGCATGAATTTCCTTTGCCGCCTTTAGCACGCCATTCAGCTCGATCAGCATCGGGCGGCGGTCCCTCTCCTTTGCCCCCTTCGGCATCCTCAACTTCATCACCGGGTTGCTCAGCCCCTCAATACCCCAGTCCTTGATCGCCACGGTATACATGTGGCTGATGATCGCCAGGTCAAGCTTGACCGTGGACACGGACCTACCCGCCTTGAGCTCACCATCCCTATACGCAGCAAAATCACTTGAACGCAGTGCAGCCAGCCCCTTGCCGGCCAGCGGGTTCTTCTTCCACTTGTTGATGCGCGTCAGCTCCTGCTTTGCGCCCTTCTTCGTCGAGCTGACCTCGTTGGCATAACGGTCGAGCGCTTCGGCCATGGTCGTGCTTTCGGCCTCGCGCATATCAACGAATCGTGCCCGGGACATATCGCCCTCGATCTCGGCCGCCCAGCGCTGGGCCTCTGCCTTGGTGTCGAAGGTCGCGGAAAGTGCGGGGTATCCTTTTCGGCGGATTTTTGCCCGCCATGCGCCGCCTGGGCGCTGTTCATAAGTAGCCAT